TGTTCTTGCGATGACTGTTTTCGTTCTTCCATCTTCGTCTTTCTTTCCAGTGTCATTTGGCGGAACGTCTGTGTCAATTCTGTAATCGCAAAAAAAAACTCAACTGACAATAAGTTAAGAACTTCAAATAGAATAGTAGCCCAGTCTTTCATATCCTCGCATTCCCAAAATAAAGCATCATATACTTTGTCATATTCAGGGTCGCCACTTTTAATATGGTTTTTATTATTCAACAAAGCAAGTGTAAGAATACGACAGACAGATGGCATATTGATAGAAAGACCTTGTAATACATCACTAAAGGTCGCCTTTTCTACTTTATTTATTTGTGCGGCTTCTTTAGCTATCAGCCACATTATACCGGGTTTCAATGCTGTAATTTCCCATTCTGTATCTTTTAATTTTAAAAGGCTAGGGCTGTCAGTCATAATCTGTACAAGACGTTCCATAGCTTCATCAGAAACAGGATCTTTTATCGTTTTATATGTTGGTTTACTATTTGTCATATCTTTTTAAAAAATAAGGGAAGGAGTAACCTCCCTCCCTTTTATTAAAGAATTGTATTTTTCTTTTTAGATGTAACTCCATTAGAAGCTACCCTTGTTTCTCCGATTGAACTTTCTAGGGAATTAGCCGGAGACACTGATTCCCTTACGCTCCCCCCGTGCCATCTAATGACATATCTGTAGGCGGAACGGTATAATTATAAATCATAGCCAAAGGAGTCAATGTTGCAGTATCTGCCCCATATTTGAACTGAACAGCCTGCGCTGATCCGCCAAGAGCAATACGACCGATAGAAGTACTCATTGAATCAAGAGTAATTGTCGGACTCAATTGCAATTTCGGCAATACAACAGCGGTATATTTACTGCCATTTTGAAATACCATGTCGATACGAGCAAATTTCTCTACATAGCCATCAGGCGCATAGGCGTTCTTACCTGTACCAATGGTGAATCCTAGCAAATCTTTTAAGAGTTCTGCCTGCAAATCTCCAATTTCAGTAGTAAACGTATAGTTACCTGCTTGAATGTTGTTAATGATTGGAGTTGAAGATAATTCATTTTCAATAGGATTTTCAGTATTATCCTCTTGTGTGATAGTAGTTGAATCACGAATAATATCCATACATTGCCAAGTTTTTGTACCAGGTGCGCCATCTACATACGGTGTTACATATAAAAACTTGGGATTGTAGATAATGGAGTTAGCGTTATTTTTTCTAGTCTCTGTAACTGTTAATGCCATAATTTTTTATTTTTAAACGATTAATAATTGAATTTCTACTATATTACAATGCATCTTAGCATCACTATCAAAATCAGCAAATGTGCCTTTTTTGCTAACTGCATAAGACGCATTTTTATTGTTTTCTAAAGCTTCATTTAGAGCTTTTTCGAGTTTAGACATTACAGCAACATTCTTACGTCCATTGCTGAATGGCTTTGCATATAACCAAACTAATACAGTTCCTACACCATAGGCATTCAAATCTTGGATAGAATTAGCACAGTCAATCACAACAAGGTCAGACCAAGTAGTATCAATATTTGTAGGGACAGTTGTAAAGAAAGTATTAGAAGATACTTTTTCATCCAATAATTCATTGAAAAAGGTTTCAATAGTTGATATATTTAATAAATTCTTATCCATTTACTTTCCCGTTTTGAATTATAGAAACTTTAGCTTTACCTACTTCTTGTGCCAATGCTCTAATGTCATCTCCAATCATAGATATAACTTTATATTTCCTACGTAAATTACCTCCGCCTAATTCTAATATTCCACCATAAAATATGGCTACTGCAACGACAAGCTGCATTCCCTTATCTTTTGGCTTATAATCATCGAAAAAATCAGAGATAGCCTGTCTACCTGTAATTGCCTCTTGTTGATATGGATCGTATTTAGAAGTTGTTGCAGCTTTACTAAAATACATTTTACTATTTGGATAAAGTTCGCCATTATAAAAAACTGCACTCCCATAACTATCGTGAAGATTTTGGGTCTTATTCTTATTGTAGTCAGCCTCTAAATAAGCCTTTTCAATTAAGTTCCTACCCTTTATAGCCAATTTCTTCGCCAAATCATCAATATATGGACTTACACGTCTCATTATCCACTAGTATTATCTTTTACATAAACTGCACAACCACCTAATTGAGTTGGTATAATATCAATAACGATAGCATCAGTAATAGAGAAGCCATACATCTTGCTCCTAAATTTATGACCTTTTTTTATTGCTATACCTACTGACTTATCAAAAGGGAAATACACATTGTATGCGTTTGATATTACACCTGAATCTTCTTTCTGCGCCCCTTGTATATCACATTTAGTTTCCAAGACTATAATCTCTTCTTCTACCTGTTGATCGGGAGGTTTGCTTTCATCAATCCCATAAGTGTAAAATACTCCATCAAAAGGATATTCTTGCATTATGTCCCTATCTATAATCATCAGTCATACTCATTTATCCAAGTTGTTGTACTACCACCTAATAATTCAGCCTTTGGATCGTCCCATTTCTTATACAGACCTATCATAATATTATATACATCTTTTTTAGAATCGTATCGTTGGCTACCAATTGTTTGAGTATAAGCTCCATGTTGGTTCGTCAGACTAGCAGTATAATTGGGAGCGGTAAAAATCACATAAAGCAAATCAGCTAATAGCAAATCTTTTTGCTGTTGTGTAAGCTGTTTGGTATCTGTAATATCTATAACGTCTCTATCTACTGCAATACGGGTAAGGACTGCCTTGTCAAAGACAAAGGCAGTCAAACCTTCAAGATAGTGTATAATATCAATTTGAGCCATATTAAGAATCTGCTGTTGCTGTATCAACAATAATATGTTCCGGGAACTCTGTTAAAGCAGGAATAAATGACGTAATCAAACGGGTACTCCAAGATTTATATTCACCATCAACCATTTCTGCATTGTGAAGCAAAGAGAAACCGTCAATAGATGCGAATGTTTGAGAAACCACATTGTTTCCAGCCATACTTGCCATACGTTCATCCAAAGTATTGGTATGCATGATAAGTCCAGCAGGTCCGACCGGACGAAGAACTGCTACATTTTCAGCCCATCCATGAATTGTAGTATCACCGCCCCATTCTTTATTCTTTTCTTCTTCTACTACAATTTCAATAGGAGACAACCCATCAAACGCAGCTACAGCTCTATCAAACTGTTCTTTCAGAATAACTGGAATTTCAGGAGCTTCCATCGGGCTGTAAGTATTCAGGTTGCGCATATAGTTAACCCACTTCTTGACTTCTGCATTTTCCAAGAAAACTTCTTGATACATTTTCTTAGGAATAAGCCATTTCATTGCGCCACCAAATCCTGTTCTTTGTCTGAACTGATCTTCAATGAGAACCATTTGAGAGAAAAGTTTAGCATCAGGAGCAGTCCAAACTTTTTCACCTGCCTTTACAAAGTTTTCTTCGGGAATAGCAGCCTTTTGTTTAATACCCTTTATACCTCTACCAATATCATATAGCACATAGCCTTTGGTTTGAAGTTGAGCACACATGTAATTTGCAGTTTGGTCTTTTGCATCAATCAAATCTTGGACACGTTTTGTCCATTCTCTGATAAACTTAGCATCATTACCAAACTCTGCATAATACTCCTGTTTGTACATACGTTCCATAGCTGTCTCTGCAATAGCATCTGACGTAAAATCTGGAATTGTACCTGTATAGAATGAAAGACCTTCCTTGTTATACGGATGAGCCTTACCTAGTGGAGCACGCATATCCAATACTCCTGCTGCACGATTTATAGAGGCTTCAACCATGAAAGAAGCTTTTCCTGATGCATCTGTAGGAGTTACTTGTGGATTCACCGTAAACTGATCTCTCCACCAATTATAATTGATATTAATCATTCCTGAATTATCAATATAATCACGGAGTATTTGCTGACCTTCTCCGCTACGGAAAAAAGCCGCATATCTACTATTATTAAAATCGAATCTTGACATACTTCTTATTTTCTTTAAATTTCAAACCAACCATCAATTCTTGACTTGTTAATAGTTTTAACAGCAGGAGGGATCGGAGACATCAAATAGGTGTACATTGTTGCGTGCAATGCAGGTGTAACCATATACGTAGCTCCTTCTTCATCATCTTCATCTGTTGCAGGTCTATATTTCAAATCCAAATCACAAGGAAGAACGGCATTCGGATTCTGAACAAGCATCTTTTTACCGGAACCAGCTTCGGCAGCTTCAACCAATACATCATCTGCTGCTAATGCACCAATAGCTGCGGATAGCGTCAGTTTCCAAACATTTTTTTGTTCATTGGTCGTCACCTCAACAGCTGTTACCGTTGCGGCTGTACCTGTCGCATCAAATGTTTCAGGAGCTTTCATCAAAATATCACCTACACAAGGTTTGTGTCTGAAACCATCTCTTTTTACAAATACAGTCGTGCCTTCTGCTTCAACTGTTGCTTGTACTTCAAATACCTTCAAAAGAATCACTTCTGCATTTTCGTGACTATTAGCGACACCATTACCATTCCAATGATATTCTACCAAATCACCTGCGTACATCTTACCGCCTGTTTTAAACGGATTCTTGATAATACCACCAGTTTGAGGGAATACTTGGTCATTCAATACGCATACTCTCGGCACAAAGACTTCTCTAGTACCTCCGATAATACCACTCCCCTGTAACATGGTTCTACCATACATTACGGCTGCGGTCGTATTTAAAAGATTTTCTACCATATTCTTATAATTTTTTTTATTTTTCATTTTTAACATCATCCCAACTTATCTTACTCTTAGAGGGATCACCACCAATAGGCTTGTAAGGGGTTGTCCCATCAGGTATATCAACTCTGGAAAGGTTGTATAATTCTAATGTAGACTTCGCTTCTTCCTTTATATCTAAATCTTCCGAAATTTGAATTTTAGAAATGTAAGTGTCAATCCACTTATCATCCTTAATTCCAGCGGATTTCAATTCAGACTTAAAGTTTTTCCTTACTTGCGATAGAGCTTTTTCCTTTTCTTCTCTTTCTATTTTGTCTTGCAACTGCTGTATCTGCGCTTGTAATTGCGATAAGGCATCGTCATCAGTAGGCGGAGTTTTAGACTGTTGCTGCTGTGTAGTTTGAGATTGAGTGGGTTTATAGCTCTTAATAAAATCTGCCTTTTCTTTTTCAAAGTTTGCATTTGTCCTTTTTACAAAAGGTAATGCCTTACTTATAAAATCAGAAAGTTCAGTTTCATCATTTACCAATAATGGAATTAGGTCATCTATATTCTCATTAATTGTTCTGTCTGACAAATGCAGGGTTTTCCCACCTTCTGTCAGTAAGCCTTTGAGTTGTTCAACGGCTTGTTCTTTTGTAAACTTCATAATTCCTCTAAGTTATGTTAATAATTTGCACACAAAATAAAGGAATAAACTAAGTTATCCCATGAAATAAGGGAACTATTTAGTACACTGGTGTACTAAGTTTTTCTAATATTAAAAAAGCAGAAGATTTAGAATAGTATTTTTGCAGATAAATGTATATATTTGCATTGGATAATGGGATAGCAGGAGTAATTAACCTGCGATAAGTGGTTTAGGCATGACACTTCCCATTATTTGAATATTAACCATGCCAACAAAAAAAATATTATGCCTAGAAAAAAGACTAAAGAAGAATTTATTAAAGAAGCAATTATGGTTCATGGAAATAAATATGATTACTCCAAAGTTGTATATGTAAACAATAATACAAAGGTGGAGATAGTATGTTCTGAACATGGATCATTCTGGCAACTACCAAGAACTCATGTGTCAACAAAGTGTGGATGCCCTAAATGTAGCAATGTAGCAAGTGATACAGAATTATTTATTGAAAAGGCTTCATTAATATATCCACATTATGATTATTCCAAAGTGGATTATATAAAATCGAACGTGAAAGTATGTGTAATATGTCCAGAACATGGTCTTTTCTTTCAAACTCCCAACAATTTGCTAAATAGACATGGTTGCCCTCAATGTTCAAAAAGCAAACGTATATTAGATAGAAATACATTAATTTATGGAGTTGCTAGAAATGATTATAAAGGTCGTTGTGTTGATGATAATGGGAATTTATTAAAAAGTTATGATATATGGTATGGAATGATACGCAGATGTTATGATTCTAAATCTTTAGAATATAAGACTACATATCAAGACTGTACAGTATGTGATGAATGGTTATCTTTCTCTAATTTCAAACAATGGTTTGATGAAAACTACCAAGAAGGATATTCTCTTGACAAAGACATTCGGGTTCACAACAACCGTGAATATTCACCTAAAACTTGTTGCTTCGTACCTAAAGAAATAAATACTATTTTTATTACAAATAAAAACAAAAGAGGTGACTTTTATATAGGGGTTTCACATAATGGAACAAATTATACAGCAACGCTATTGAAATGGGGTAAAACATGTTATCTTGGTGTTTTCCCTACAGAAGAAGAAGCCTTTTTAGCATACAAACGAGAGAAGGAATCTTTTATAAAAGAGGTGGCAAATAAATATAAAGATAAGCTATCAGATATAGCTTATAATGCATTGATGAATTACGAAGTTGAAATAACAGATTAAAATGAGTTTAGCAGAGGAATTAAAAAGACAAGGTTTTAAGGTGGTGACACCACAAGAAGGTGGACAAACCAAATTTGTACGTTCAAATGTTGATGTTGCTTTCTTTGGCGGAACGCTTGGAGGAGGAAAAACCTTTGGCTCAATTCTTTCTGTGGCGGAAGCTGTCTTAGACCCCAATTTCAAAGCCATTTTCCTTAGAAAAAATTTAGGAGACTTAAAAACGGCAGGCGGTATTGTAGATGGTTTTCGTGAAGCTTATGGGGATATTATAGATACAAAAATGTCTGATTCCCCTCGAATTACGTTTCCAAGCAAAGCGTATGTAGAAGCTAGACATTTAGCGAATGAAGATTATAAATTAATCGTAGAGACTTGGAAGGGTGTCCAAGCAGATGCGTTTTTCTGGGAAGAATTAACAGGATATAAATTTGAGACGTTTAAATATATAATGTCTCGCTGTAGAGGTTCTGCAAAATGGTCAGGGAAAATTAGAGCTACCTTAAATCCTAAAAAAAATCATTGGGTAAGAAAATGGCTAAGCTGGTATATCGGTATAGATGGCTACATTATCCCTGAAAGAGATGGCGTAGTAAGATATTTCTATATCAATGGAGACACTATTGATGATGTTATTTGGGGAAATACGAAAGAAGAAGTATATAAACAAGCTAAAATAGATATAGATAGGAAATTATCTAGTCTAAAAGGTAATTTTGACTATAACGAGCTTATTAAGTCATTCGTGTTTATTAAAGGTAATCTAGCGGAAAATACAGCTTTATTAAAAAACAATCCGGGATATATTGGTAGTGTAGCTTCCACTGGTGGGAAGATGAGCCACATGTTAATTGAAGGTAATTGGAATGTTGACATGGAAGATGATTCCGAAGCTCCTATCCCTTCTTATAAAGCTCGTGAAATAGAATTGGCAGATCCACAAATTAATGGCGATAGATGGGTTACTGCTGACTTGGCAGATACGGGAAAAGATAATTTCGTTGCATTGGTATGGGATGGATTTCATATTATAGATATTGTAGTATTGGGACATTCAACGCCACAACAAAATGCGAATACACTACAAATTTTAGCTGCTAGATATAATATCCCGGACACTCATATTATATTTGATGGTAATAATGGTGCTTATATCAACGATTATATACCAGATGCTATACCATTTATATCATACAGTAAAACGAGAGGCGTCTATTTTAGAGCTTTCTGCACATTAAAAGATGAATGCTACGATAGAGTTGTTTACCATGTAAACGAAAAAGGCATATCTTTTAGCGATAAGGTCGCTTCCAAAATGTACACACATGAAAAAATGAAAGATGAAATTACCATCTTTGACGAATTTGTAGAGGAATGTTCTGTTGTTAGATTTAATGAACAAGGTACAGGAAGGAAACGATTAGCAACTAAAAAAGAGATGAATCAAATGCTTGGTCGAGGACGTTCAATGGACGTATTAGACCCAATAGCTATGAGATTTTTACCTGTTCTCCAATATCAAAAGGGAGATGAGTTAGAAAAAACTTCTATCAAAAGAAACGATAGAAAAACCGGAGAGGCAAATCTTGAAATTTATAACGATAGTTTTTGGGCGTAATGACAGTTAAAGATATAGAAAAAACAATTAAGGATGCTTCTAAGATGAAGCATGAAGTGACGGTAAGAGACATATCGTATGTTATCTTATTCTTTGAATATTGCAGCTCTGTTGTAGCTTATAAATCTATTTTCGATAAGGATGCTGACGAAAATAGTATTAAAAAGTATGACACAAGCAAAAAAATTGATTTCTTGAAAATGTATATTGCTAGTAACTTTAAAGAAGAAGAGAAAGTTAAGCAAAGCAAGAAGAATGAAATTAACAATGATGAATTGATCCAAGATATTACTTTTGAGGAGAATAAAGCTAAATTGATAGCAATGCTCCAAAAGGTTAACGATCTTGTTAAAAGTGGTGATATGTCTGCTAAAGATGGTGTTAAAGCAGAGATTGAAATCCGCAGTAAACTTAATGATAAGTTTAAGGTATCAGAAGAGGGAGGGCAACAATATATCATTGTAGAACAAAAGTATAATGCTGTATGTGAATACTGTTCACATGAGTTATATATTCCCACAAAAGAAGATTTAATGAAAAAATATAACCTAGTAGAAAAAGACAATGAGTGAAATTTCAGAACAAGTACAAGAATTATTGAATAACCCTGAAAAGATACTACAAAAGAAACCTTTTTTTCGAGGTTATGATACATCGTGTGTATGTAACAATACACTGAATAATTATTTGAAAAGAGCCGGATTTACAGATATGATTTCGGTTACTCTTCCTCAATTAAAAAAACGTGTTATTACGCAAGATGAGTATTTGATGGAATTAGAGCCTGAAAACCATAAGGTTTTATACGATCAGAACATACCTTCTATTACGATGAAACTTGATAATGGTGGCTTTGTTGAGGTTCAATATAAGAAAATGGCGGTTTCTTTCCAACAAAATATTAAAGACAAGCAGGTACAACATTTATGCGGACTTCCAATGTCTTTTACTCTTATGGATGCCAATCCTGATGAAAAACAAAGAGCTGACTTTGTTACCTTTAAACAGTATTGGGATTTAAGAAACCAAGACGGAATGAAAACCAAAATGGTTGACGTTCAAAAATCAGTTGGTGATGTAGGACTTTTATATTATTTTGATAAAAACAATAGAATAAAATCCCGTATATTATCCTATATGGATGGCTATGTCTTATGTCCGCATGACGATGATAATGGCGACCGTATATTAGAAAGCGTTTATTATAAGATTGATGATGTAGAATATATTGATTCATACGATGATACTTATTTTTATCGCATGATAAGAGATAATACTAACGTAGATGATAATGGATGGAGACGTCTAGCACCAAAGGCTCATGGTTTTACAGAAATCCCTTTAATAACTAAAAGAGGAAAGGTCGCATGGGAAAATGCTCAAAGTGTTATTGAGGCTTATGAAATATTATACAATATCTTCCTTGTAATTCAAAAGAGACATGGATGGGGAATATTATATATAAAAGGAGATTTTGAAAACAATGGAAAGAAGATAGCAGGTTCAGTTATCTTAAACAGTAAAAACACATCATATAGTCAAGAAGCAAATACGGATGATGCTAAATTTTTAACTCCACCATCACCACAGGGAACGATAGATACTTTGCAGTTAATGGAGGAAACTATACAGAAAAATTCCAGTACAACGTTCTTGCTCCCTAAAGATGTAAAGACAACAGGAGATATATCAGGTGTTGCTATAATGCTTACTCAATCAATGGATATTGAGAATGCATCAAAAGGTGTAATAGAATGGCAAAATGTTGCGGATAAAATGGTTCGTCTATTCAAACAAGGATTAGCAAAAGAACTTGTAGTCTCACAAATTCAACCCAGTGCTATTACGGATTTCGACAACTTACATATTAACGCTAAATTCAAAGTATATAGACCTCAATCTGAAACTGATATTGTAACAAGATTACAAACAGGAGTTACATCAGGATTTCTTTCTGTTGAAACTGCCAGTGAAATGAACCCTGATGCAAAACCGGATGAGAAAGCTAGACTTGAAAAAGAAAAGCAAAATAAAATAGATGAGCAACTATACCAACAGGAACAGGCATTGATAATATCTCAAAAATATTCAGAACAAGGTAATAATAACAATAATAAAAAGGAGGAATAACTATGTACACGAATATCATAAACAACATTATAGAATTAGAAAAGGTAGAAACATTTATTGATATAAAACCTTACTATGTTTTCTTATATCCGAAATCAGAGGATGCTAGCAATGTGATTATTGTAGATGGTCTACCTACATATCAGAGTAAGAAAGAAAATTTAGCTTTGCCTCTGTTAACTTGCGTTTGGAATCCTATTGCATTAAACAACATTGTTGTTACAGATGATATGCTTTCAAATTATAGAATATTTATAGGTTATATACAATGATTGGTGGGGCTAAAGGTATAGGCATTGGTATTGATTTTGGTATACCAAATCAATACTGTAGGGCTACTAGTAAGCCCTACATTGAAAAAGACGTATTAGATTCATTACGTGTTGTTGCTTCTGCTTATGGTAAATCCAATGATGATGCTGACCGTTCTATAGTTAAGAATCTGGTTGATGCTAGTAATCCGTTCATCATAAGTAATGCGGCTTACGAAGGTATGAGTGGATATAATGGTTATCCTGTTGTGTTTGGTGCTAATAAAACTTGGGCGAAAGAATCTAACGGATATGTTACTAGTATTACTAGTAATACCATTCATATTACCAATGTTCTAACTGCAGGTTTATCTTTATTATATTCTTATGTTAAATATAATGGTAATCTTCAAAATATAAAAGAAATACCTCCTTTTAAGATTGAAATTAAAGGGTTAGAAGGTAGGTCTAAATTTATATATAAATATTTAGCAACAAGCGATGCAACTAAGGATACAAATCTATATCTTGGGAATGGTACTCATGAACTACCCAAATCATTCCTTCCGACAGAGGCTTTGATTAATGATGCTGTGGTAGGTTTTTCAATAAGTCCAATTGAAGAAGGAGTTACCAATTTTTTAAGTGATATTACTATTAAAGTTCTTCCTGAATATGAAGGTGCTTTCGTCACCGACGGAATCGACGACCTGATTACTTCCACCAAGACCGTACAGGAGATGCTGGGAGGAAGCAATGAACTAACAATCGTGTCCATGGTTCATCAGGTTAAAGATTCAGCTAATAATGTATCTTTTACCAATTATATAAGAGGTAGTGCCAATGGCTATTTCCGTAATATCGTGAATAACTACGACAAGACTGGAATATATGGATATACTTCTTCTGACTTAATGGGTTTGTCAGTTGTAAATAATATATTAGGTGATAAGAATGATTATACGTCTAATGGCGACAATAGAGACTCCATAATCAATGGTAATTTTAGCGTTCAAGGATATTCGTATAATGACGGTAATAATACTGGCGATTTTAGTTCTGTCGCTTGGTACTGGACAATCATCGCCAACAAGGTGCTGACTACCGATGAAATAAACCAAGTAATTGCTTATTATAATCTTGATAGAACTCTTAACCCTGATATACTGTGTAATACTATCAAGCAGGGAATCACCAACGAGAACCACGCAGAGTTTGGCGACAAGCTGATTGACTTTTCAGGTAACGGTAGGGATATACAGCTGAACAATATTGCTTGGAAGGGGGATTCAGGTATTGGGAAGTATGAGGTTGATTTTCTCGATTCTAGTATATGGAACAGTAGTAATTCAACTATAACGAGTAGTAAGATAGATTGTAAAAATGCTATAAGTCATATTATGCTACTGTATTATAGCGTAGGGAGTAAAGAATATCCTGACATTCCTTCGTTTAAGATTATTAAAACAGGAGCCGATATTGATTATAGCTATATTGATAAAACTGGGTCGCCTAAATCAGTTAAAATTGTAGATGGGGAGAATGTATTACCAGCTTCACATAACACCTTGTATAGCGGCTCTGGTCGATTTTGTGGTTTTGGTAATCCGGGTATGGGTAATAGTGTTACCATCACCCAGATTCCCTCCCACGCAGGTGCTCTATGCCTTGACGGAATAAATGATTTCGGTAAGGTGACAGGGGTGCCGGTTTACAAGGATTATACTATTATTGCTGATTATGAAAGATTTTATTTAGAACCACTTACAGGAGGTAGAGCATCTATTCTTTCTAAATCTTCTAAAGTTGGAGATGGTTCTTTTATTTTTAATTTAGAAGACCAAAACGGAGGTAAATCGTGTTATACATTTGGAGAAGCTAATGGTAATATATCCGACGATATAACAAGAATTATTCGTTATCAAAGTAAGTATTATAATACTAAAACCTTGAGTATTGGTACAGCAGAAGATAATGATTTTATGGTTCTTGGAAAAGTTCGTGAAGTAGATAGTAGATATTTCTATGGAGCTATCTACTCTCTCATGTCCTTCCCTTACTCAATGTCCGAGTTCTTGATAGATCGTCAGTTGAAGAAGCACAAGCTGGGTACGCTGTATCCGGATATGGTTGAATGGAGACCGATTATTAAGAGTAATGTTGAATATGCCTCTATTAGTTATTTACTTAGAATACCGGGACAAGGTACAGTTACTCCTGTTATAGGGCAATATTATCCAATATTATCTACTGACACATCTCTAGTAGTATATGTTGCTACAAACGGAGTGGATGAAGTTGCTAATCTAACTATCAATGGACAAGAGCCTACCAGTAGTTCTATTCATGTTGATGGTAGATTTAAGTTTGAATTTCCTTTCAACAACTCCCCTCAAAAGATAAATATCACAATTGACGAGTACATCAGATACGAGGATATTGTTCAACCTTATCCATCTTTGTTTACTCTTATTGATTATGATACAGAAGAGGTATATAGTTGGGGAAGTAAACTCAAGGTAGGCACTAAGTTTAAAGGTAATGTAATTAACTTGTTGCCTAATATGTACGAATGGCAAGGTAATGCATTATATAATGGAGAAATATTAAATTGGGGAGTTAAACCCGGAGTTGTTGCCAAAGAGATGGTCTTTAGTTGGGATATGCCATTTAAATATCTAATTGACAACAATGAACCAAAAGTAATTCTATCTCCTAAACTATTGAGTATGCCTAACAGCTCATACAAGATACTTGGCTACATTCCTGATATATCAGGTCATGGTAATAATGGAGTTATTCATAACTCGGCTTATGTAGAAGGAAGCGGAGTTAATGAAGATGGTTCATACCAATTTGATGGTGTAGATGACTTTGTTACTATTCCTACTTTGTCTAGGGGTGGTAAGCAGGTGTTGATGAAGGTGAATTGGAATACTTCTAATGATGCTATACTATATGACCAAAGAAATTTCGAAGAAGGAGGTAATTTTTCTGCCCTTTTTGCTGTTATGACTTCTAATAGTGATAGTATTTTAGCTTATTCAGGAAGAAATACAGATGGGAAAACATATATTGATGGAATATTAAATGCAAACATTACCTGTGGTCAATTACTTAATATTACGCATAATATTACTGCTCTTGCAGCTGATAATAGACCATTAGGCAAGGGAGGTGTTGTAATCGGAGCAAGCAAAATGCCTGCTGCATATTGTAAAGCCGCTGTATATGACTTCATGCTCTTCGACAACATCTCAACTGATGACAAGATTAAAGAGCTGAACGAGTATGTAGGTATTGAAGCTAAAGTAGAATTACCGCCTTATTATTGGGACGCTTATGGTAAGACTAACTCTGATGCTGATAAAGACACTATTCAACAGAGAGGTATAGCCGTAGGTGATTATGATTTGACTAACACTAACTTTGCTTACGATAAGATGTCAGGGTTCGGTGGTTATACTTTAGGTAAATTCACTAATTCATGGTCGCTTAGTAACAATAGTAATAGTATTAGTATTGTGGCTCGTAATCCTTATGATATTACTTTAAAGAAGTTAGGAGAAAATAGAGATTGGGAATTTAAAACCACAGAATTAAAAATTATATCTAATCCTGTATCTGTTAAATTTAAATCTGATAAAAATATAAGATTAACGTGCGATTATCATTACTATACCGTAGGTGGGAATAGTGAAGGCGCTCCTTTAAGAATAACTTCTAAAGATTTAATTGCTAATGAAGATACCATTATCACAATTTCACCAATTAGTCAAGAGAATATAGACAAATATAATATTGATATAAATAGAGGATATTACCTTATTTATTTCCAATTATCGCTTACTCTTGCAGTAAACGAAGAAGTAACTATCGAAATGCTTCCTCTTTATCCTAATGGTCTAGTATATGATGGAGTAGAAGATTTTAGTGATAATAAGAATGTTCCTCTAATTGATGACTTTACAGTAATTGCAAAGAGAACTTGGTTAGAGGAAAATACTTCTGACAAACCTTTTATCATTAAAGGTGACACTTTGTACCCTGACGGGAACAAGAATGCTTTCTTATTTGAATATGGCAAACTATCCACTTATTCTTTCGGGCAAAATAACAAGTATGACGAGAGTGTAGTTCCTTCTCTAATTTCTTGGGCTACTCCTACATCTTATAATGGAACTACTTCTTTAGTTAGAGGTAGTGCTATCGACACAGTAGGAATTGATATAGCTCACGCAACTAAGATAGTATTATACAAACTAATACTCTATCCGAAAACCATACCGTTATTACAGATTAACTTCCTAAAGAACCTGATGGAAAAGAATGAAATAATTGATTTAAATAACCCAATATTTATACAATAAAATGAAAAAGTTAATTGAAAAAATAAAAGCTTGGTATAAAGAAAGCAATAGAGATAAGCACTCATACGTGGGTGCTATCATCTATTGTACTTTTTTTGTAGTAGGTTTTGCATTAGGGATAGAACTTATTCCTAATGCTGTTATCGCTACAGGAGCTACAGTAGCTTCTATGATGTCAGCTGAATATAAAGACAAGGAACATGGCTCTTTGTTTGATTGGCTAGATATTCTTGCGGGTATGACATATCCTATACTGATTGATATTGTTTGTTTAATTATTTACTTAATTATAAAATAAGATGAAATATATTGTATTACCAAAATCCGTTTTAGACGAAGTTCCACAAGAGACGTTAAATGAGTTGCATTTAGTACCTAGAGTAAGCACAGATGGGGAATCTGTATTAATGAAAGTCGCAAATTACGAATTACTTTTTCCTCTTGCTGTAACTCTTCCTGAACTAGGAGAAGATACTCCTGTTGAACCAATATATCCATATCCTACTTATGAAGGAGATGCCCTAAATACTTTATTGCAAAGTAGCGAATGGACTAGTCAAGATAATTCTGTTTTAGGCGAATCTATTCTTGAATCTCCAACGGTGAAAACCACTTCTTCTAAAACAAGAAAGAGTACAAAAAATACCGTGTTATAAAAAATATTATTATCTTTGTATAAAGATTAACAAAGAAATATAGAAATAATGGATTGGTCAAATATTATACAATTAGCATTAGCTATAGGGGGAAGTGGGGGAATATTGACAGTATTGATAGCTTTCTATAAAGCACGTCCTGAAAAAATATCCTACGAGGTAAAAACTCTTCGTGAAATAATAGAAACTATAAAGAAAGAGAGAGAAGAGGACAAGCTAGAGGCTGCACAAGAAAGGCAAAAATTGGAACGAAGATTAGGTGAAATAGAAATAACCAATTCTGTATTACAGAAAGCTATTCAACAATGGGTTAAATGTTCCCATTTACCAAAAGATGCAGTGTGTCCCGTATCTGATTTCGTAGACCGAGCCGAAGAGCTAATAACTAAAAAGGTAGAAGCGTTGCACCAATCCATGAAAGAAAATAATAAAGAATAAAGAACCCCACTACGCAAATGTCGATAAACGTAGTGGGAAAAAATGTCCTTATCCAAAGCCATATAATAAACACATACAAATATACGGCTTTATTTTAAAATAGCAAATATAATGGTAGAAAAGTTACTTATATATACTGATGATGAGGAATTAGGCGTTATATCTTTCCCTAAAGATGGAACGCAAGCTGCCCTTAGTAGTTATACATTCACCGAGGGAAGAATGGGTAGCGTAAATATAAGTAGCAGTCTCATGTATCCTAAGTGCTTGGATGATGAATGGACGCAGAGGGAATTTGTGGAATTTAGGGGAGAAAGATATTGGATTTTAGATACACCTACTTCATCTAAGTCAAATACAGATTTAAGATATAAACATGAGCTTGTATTTAAATCCGATAGAACTAAACTGGATAATACTTATTTCTTTGATGTAGTATCTCCTGATGCAGGTGATGTAGACCAATTTGTCAGCAATAGTACAAAGTTCACCTTCTTTGGAGATATTGCAGAGTTTGCAACAAGATTGAATTACTCTTTACAATACAGTGGAGTAGGTTATTCTGTTGTAATTGACGAAGGTATATCCTCCGAAGCTAAACTAATGTCGTTTGAGGACAAGTATTTTAGTGAAGTTCTACAAGAAGTATTTAATGTTTATGAACTACCTTATTATTTTGTCGGTAAGGTAATCCATATCGGATTTACTAATAATGCTATTACTCATACATTTAAATACGGTTATGATAGGGAACTACTGACAATAACCAAAACAAACGCAAACTATAAAATAGTTAATCGCTGTACAGGTATCGGTAGTACTGAAAATATTCCTTATTACTATCCCAATGATACAAGAAAGACGGAAGTTGGAGTAGAAGCTGACCCAAATAACGTTTCTATTAAGCAAGCTGATATTACCATTGTTAATGAAGATAAGTTCAAAAAGAACGTTTCTATCAATGAAGAAATTTCATATAACGAAGTCGATTATACTGATGCAGCAGCTTTAGCTTACAATGCTTTTACCTTTGGTCTTTTCATGGATCAAGGCTACATTAATCCATATACTGAAAAAAATAGAGTATATCTTTCTGTTACAAAAACAGATAGTGCAGGTGAGCGTTATTGGGATGGATATATGTATTTATCCCTAAGCGTAAAAAAGGCTGGTAAATATTGGTTTTCTTATAGCTGTTTACAGACTAGAGAACATAAGAATCCTGATGCAGAAAAACCTTATACTTGGCGACCAACCGATGTTATTATTACCTTTAATGAAAAAGGCGGTAGTTCTATTCCTTTTTCATACAGAGGAACATACGAATTAGATTTAGGCGAACTTGAAGTTAAAGAATATCTATTGACTTTCCAATTCCATTATAGAAGAAAAGAATACATTGATTACACAAATGTATATTTTATTTTTTATGATACTCATTGGAGATATTTTGGCAAAAATTGGAATCATAGAGGAGAAGTTATACCATTGGACAGAATAGGTATATCTATCACTAAACAACCAACTGTAGGAGATAAATTCAAGCAAATTAAGATTGAGAAGGATTATATGATTACTTCTCCTAATCTATTGCCATCTATATACAGAGATACGTTTGGTGCAGAACGATTCTATGACGCAAAAAACCAAACCTATATAAATCCTGATACAGGAAGCTACTACGACTTCGAGAACCCTTATACGGAAGGTAATCCTAAGGAAATGATTGTTTCCTTTGACTATATCAAGCCAACTATTAAAGGTATTGAAAATGCAGCAGGATATAAAATAGGAGAAATATTAGATGTAGCTTTTGATGATGATGATAACGATGAAATAGACCCTAACACAAATGAATACGAACATAAATATTTCTACATAAAGCTAAGAAAATTTGATGGGGATTATGGCTTTAATCTCTTTGACCAAGCTATCGTAGGTAGTGATATGACCATCTCAATGACGAGTGGTAATTGTGCTGCTTGTAATTTTGTCATATCCGTATTAGAAGTAGAAGATAAAGACAATAATATCACAATATTCAAGAATCCTGTACAAGTGGATTCTAGTGGCAATATTGTAACAGGTAGTGAGGATGATAAATGGAATGAGGCAAATATTCAGCCTCAACAACAAGATACAACCACAAATGAGGTATGGATTAGGGTAAGCAAAGATGATGATACATTCGGAGTTGTAATGCCATCTAACAACCGCAACTATAAGCCTAAATCAGGAGATTCGTTTGTTCTGTTACATATTGATTTGCCTAAACAATATATCCTTAATGCAGAGAATGAGCTTAAAGAAGCTATCATTAAGTATATGGCTGCCAATAATAGTGAAAAATTCAACTTCTCTATTAACTTTAAGCGTATATTCTTTGCTGAATATCCTGAAATGCTTTCACAGATTGATGCTAATGCACGATTGCAGATAGAGTATAACAACAAGCTGCATGAACTGTATATCAGTCAATACACTTATAAGGTAAATGAGACAGACCCTCTTCCTGAAATTACGGTAGAATTATCCGATACCATAACGATACGTAAAGGTAATGTCCAAAAATCTATTGATGCTGTAAAACAGGATATTATGTCGTCTATCGGTTCTATCGACTTTTTAAAGATGGGACTGAAATACTTTATTAGAAAAGATGTTGATGATACAGCTAACGGACATATAATATTTAAAGACGGGATTTATGTTACTGGGAATAGCGAGGAAGGAGCTACCGATTTCCTGCGTGAAGGTGGCATAGATAATATTCAAGAGGGTAACGGAGATTTCATACAGGAAGATTCCGGGATTATCAAAGCTGTAGAAATTCCTCAAACTCTTGGTAGTTTATATAATGTCAATCCTATTGTAGATGAGATTGCTACAGAAGATGTCGTACTTGTAAAAAAAGTTGGTTCTACGGAATGGACGCAGGAAAGAAAGAGTATGACAGAAGGCATAACTGATGCCCCAAGCAATAACATCTTATATGGTCGTAAAAACAAAGAGTGGATTAAAGTTCCTGACACTCCGACAAAACTTCCTAATCCTAATGCTCTTTCTTTTACAGGTGCAATACAAGCTATATATGATGGCTCTGCACCAATTACAGTTAACATACCGACAGGTGGCGGTGGTAGCATAACAATAGACGACCACTTGGATTTAAATTCAACAAATGCAGTGCAAAATAAAGTTGTAACTATGAATATAAATGAATTAATGGACGAGGTATTTAAAATTTCGTTCGATACTTTTGTTGGCGGAGGAACTTTTGAAAAGGGATCAGTTGTTACTCCGTATATTTTTTGGTCTATTTTATATAAAGATGAAGAAGTTGTGCCAACAACTGCAACTGTAAATGGGAGCACGGAAGGAGTTAATGAGGAGAAATCCAAATATTCGTCTCCTACTACAATTACTACAGATAAAAATTATAAAGTGATTTGTACTTACGGAAGCCAATCTATTGAAAAAACAGCAAACTATATTTTTTCTTTGAAAAAGTATTGGGGCGCATCTTCTGTAACTGAATTGACCAATGGTGATGTGATGTTAATGAATAACGGATGGGCTAGTCGTACTATGGGGAAAACGACTTTTGATTGTACAGATGGGAAATATATTTATTACATTATACCGTTTGATATTTATGGAGAAGGCGTTAGTTTTTGGATAAACGGTTTCAAGAATACCGATGTTATTGTCTATGATATGGAAATAACAAATGGTAAAAACGTAACTGAAACATACAAAGTAATGCGTCTAAATAACATTCAAACTGGGATTCTAGAAGTTGAATTTAAATAATAAGAAAAATGGCAGAATTAAAAGGAACGCAGGTCGCTGCGATAGTAGTTCCATTCACCGATGCTGATAAATACGCAACACATGATGCGGAGTATGGGAAAGGTGGTTTTAGGAGTGTAGAGACTATAGCTCTACGGGACGCAATACCTACGGAGAGAAAAACCAAAGGTATGGTTGTTCGTGTAAATGAAACAGGACTACATTATTATTGGAATGGGAGTGCATGGACTGAATGGTTGCCGAAAGGTACAATGCTCGTAGATGCTACATTGAGTACATCAAGCACAAATCCTGTGCAAAACAAAGTAATTACAGCAAAAACGCAAGAAATTGAAGCTACAGCAAATTCGGCAAATGCTAAAGCAGATAGTGCATTAACAACAGCTAACGCAGCTATTCCTAAAAGGTATATTGATACAGCTTTTGACGATAATGCATTAGATACAAGAGTTCCTAGTACAAAGCTATTAAATACAACCGCTACAAATATATCAATAGCAATACAGAGCGTACAAGACCGTGCTGTTCAAGCTTATGATATAGCAAATGCGGCTATCCCAAAATCAAAGATAGATACTAGTATTGATGGAACAGAGACAGCGCATGATGCAGTCCCGTCTGTGGGTGCTGTAGTAACTTATGTTAAGTCACAAAGAACTGCGATAGATGGAAGTATAAATGCTGTTTCAGGAAGGGTTACTACTCTTGAAACATGGAAGAACGGTATAGGCAATAAGAATCAGGCTAATGGCGTAGCGGGTCTTGATGCTAGCGGTAAGATTTCAGCATCTCAACTTCCGGCAGGATATGACAATGTTGATATGTTGCAGTCTTTTGTAACAACAAATCCGAGTTCCAATATGCAAATCGGACAAAAGTTTTACAATACGACAACTAAGAAAATTTTTACTGCAACAAGTGCAACAACTGGTGTCGAAACTGCGGTAGAAGGCGGTGATAAAATATATATTAATATCACAGAGAATAAATCCTATCGTTGGACGGGAGCCACAATGGTTGCTGTAGGAGACGGTTCAGGCGTAGCTCTTGGCACTACCTCTTCTACAGCTTTCAGAGGTGATTATGGTAATACGCTTTACACAAATTTTGGTAGTGGTACTAATCTGCAAGGGACTAAGGACGCAAGAGATTTCTTTTATAATATGTCGTTGTATAATTCATTAGGGAACACAAGCATATTAAAGGATTTGGTTGTTCAACCGAAAGCCAATTTTGTTAGATTACAAAATAATATAGTATATTTGATTGGAGAGGTTAATACTGGCGATGGATATGATATACCTGCCGCTACAACTACAAAAGCAGGTGTTATGACAGCAGATATGTACAAGACCCTGCAAGAGATAGAATTAGCCACATTCCCTCTATCGTTAACTGCTAGTGGTGGAGGTACTTTTGAAGTAGGGTCAAGCAATAAAAATGCAATAGGTATAATTGTAACTAGAAAAGGAACAGATGTCACTTCTAGTTCGGCAATAACAGTAACAGCATCAGGAAGTGTGACAGGTTCGCTAAGCTCTGATAAAAAAACTTGGACACCATCAACAAATATATCATCTAATACTTCTGTTGCAGTTAAGGCTACCTACGGTTCACAAAATGCTACAAAAACTGTAAATTATACTTTTAAATATAAAAAGTATTGGGGTACATCAACTAGTGCTTCTCTAACTTCTTCCCAAGTTATTGCATTAGCAGGAAGTACATGGGCTAATTCAAAAGCTATGGGCGCAACTACTTTTGACTGTACGGGCGGAAAGTATGTCTATTATGTAATACCATCTTCATTAGGAACTCCCGAATTTTGGGTAGGAGGACTAAAAAATACAGATGTCGTTACTACAAGTGCTACTGTAACCAATGCATCAGGAGGAAGTGCTACATACTCAATTATGCGACTAGCGAATATTCAGACAGGAGTCCTCTCTGTGGAATTTAAATAATTATTTACAAACGGGGGGGGGGGCAAAATCGCTCTCTCTCCAAAATATAATCTTATGGCAGAAATCAAAGGTACAAATGTTGCATCTAAAATAGTTCCCTATACTGATTCAGACGAATATGCTACTCATGACGAAAAATATGGTGTAGGAGGATATAGAACAGTAGATAGTGTAAGCGAGATGAATGCTATTCCTGCTGCAAGAAGAAAAGAAGGAATGCTAGTATATGTAAAAGGGGATAAAATTTACAAGCTTAACAGTAGTAATACGTTTGTTAATGCTGGACTTGGAGTTGGTGAAGTAATTGATTGGAATTCAGGCTCAAATCTCTCTCAAAACGGTTATCAAAAGTTTAGTAATGGGCTGATGTTGCAGTGGGGGTATGTTGGTGGGTCTGCCACTGCGTCATACAGAGTTACAATGCCTATGTCATTTTATAATACAACATATAATGTTTTTGCAACAGTTAATAAACCAAGTTCAGATAATAGTATATATTCCGCTTCTCCACTAGCTACCAGTAAAACAGTTAGTGCTTTTTATATAAATAGAAACTATGCGTCAGGAGGTTCTACTGGACTATCGCAAGAATCTTGGCAATGGTTTGCTGTAGGAAGATGGAAATAATTACTTCCAACGTCCTATAGCAATCCAATTATAAGCTTCTCCGGCAATAGTCCCATACTGTATAGATTTTATAATAAAGGCAGTAATCACTAAAGTTACACCACGCTGATTTTACAAATTTCATTATAACTTTTGATAACCGTTTTGAGAGAGATTTGAAATAAATCATTAACTTTACAAAAAAAAGACATGAAATATTGGAAACAAGGATTTTACGATGAACCAATAGAGGGTTCGGTAGAAATAACAGACGAATATTGGCAATCATTACTTGATGGGCAAAGCGATGGAAAGGAGATAGTAGAAGATGTAAATGGTCGTCCTATCCTTCAAGAACACATATTTACTTTAGAAGAAGTAAAAGAGCATACATTATACAATATTCAGAGGTACGATAAATCTGAATATGTAAATAGTTTCTTGCTCAATGGAGATAGTATTTGGTTAAGCAAAGATTTACGAACTTCCATAATGAATGCTGTTGCGATTAAAAAGAGCAGAAACATTAAAACATCAAGTATTTGGTATAATCAGAAAGAGTATGTTCTCCCTGTTGATTTTATATTAGACATGTTAGATGATGTGGAGATATACGCTGATACTTGTAATAGTGTAACACAAAAACATATAGCTAATGTTAAGGCTATGACAGATATAGATGAAATTGATAATTACGATTATACTTTAAATTATCCAACTAAAATAAAATTTAATTACAATGAAAAAAATATTTTATGATTCCAAAATAGCTAAGACTATTTTATTTAATGGATATTCAACTATTACACTTCTTGCTTGGGTATTTACAAAATACAAAACATTGATGCAAGAGACTATAAACCATGAATGTACTCATGCCAGACAGTGGATTGAACTTACTGTAGCAGGAGGATTATTTATATGGCTTGGAATGCTAATATTTGATTATTCTGCATGGTATCTTGCTATTTCTCCGATTGTATTCTATTTATGGTATGGTTTAGAATATTGCATAAGAAGAATTATGGGATTATTTGCTTCGGGTGACAACAAACAACATACTGCATATCGTGAGGTGTCATTTGAACAAGAAGCTCGATTGGCTGAAAAAGATAATAATTATCTTGAAAACAGCCATTATTATGCATGGACGAAGTTTATAATCAAAACTAGAAAGTAATATGGCAATTCTATCAAATGGTAAATTTTCAGGATTCCTGTGTTCCATAAGGGACACAGGTAAAAAACTAAAAGACGGTGCAGCCGTTATGGTTGAAGATTTTCTTTCCGGATTCAATGGGTACGGATGGAAATTGTGGAAGAAAAGTAATCTTTGGAGACTTGAAATAGATGAGCTTCTTGTTCGCAAATCATTCACGACCTTTGAACATATCATATCACAAATAACTTCCATTAGGGGAGGACAAACAATAAGTCAAGGACACGCTAAAATAAAGGCTGTAACAATAATTGAAGCAGACGTATATAGGGAGACTGATGGAGAGGAAACTATCACCCAAGAGCAATGTTACCGCTTGGAAATAGACGATGAATCAAATTCTATTGTAGAATATGATTTTGTACAATGTTTAAAAGGCAATAGACAATACTTGGTTCAAGTTGGAAGTGTCTTTCAATACTATATTAATATTCCTATAACCGAGTTTGATTCAGACGCAGAAACAGGTGAGGTATTAAATGCTCCACAAGCAGGGGATGAGATAGTTCAATTTGGGAATGCATCACACCAAGATAAATATAAAAACAGACATTCTGCCCTTTATCTCCATGTGGATGAGGATGAACCTGCTATAGATCTTATGACGGATATATATTCCAAAGATTGGTCTAATGCTATAAAGGTTCGTATAGGAGGAAATTTGCCCGGTACTGACGGTGATAGAGGATTTTACAGCGTAAATGGGAAAATAATATCTGTTGATGAAAACAATGATATAGTATATGAGATTAATCCTGATGGTTCAGGATATTTCGCTAGAGGAAAATTCTCATGGACTAAAGATGGTTCTCCTAAATTTTCAGGGACTATTTTGTTGCAGATAGATAAAAATAATGTTTGGGAAGTTACCGAAGCTGGCGAAAATATTATTGGGAACAAAGATGGGAAAAGAATAGTAATAAGCCCTGTTAGTCAAGATATTAAAGTTTTTGATGATAGTAATAATAATGTCCTTTCTATCGAAGGTTCTAATAGAAATGATATAAGCGATTTTTTTGGTGGTACTCCTCCAACTATAACTATCAAGAATATCCCATTTTCTATTGTAGCAACAGTTACAAGAGCGGAAATGACTGTTTCAGAAGGATTTTATACTAATACATTGATGAATCTTTCCGTAGAATTTAATTATAATTATTCACAATATTCAGAAAGTTCAGCTTCGGGTAACATTTCAGGAACTTTATATCTTGATAATTTTTCAGATTATTCTTATAGCAACTATCAGAATAGCAGTGTTATAGCATCATTTAATGTAAATGTTACGGGAACAGGAACTTTTGTTGTAAGAAATACTACTACTATAGAAAAAGGTTATCATACTCTTAGATTCCTTATATTAAAAGACAGATCTGTCACTAGTTTTTCAATTAGTTCTTTAAATGTTGAATTTGTTATTGATTCTTATTTAGCTAGTTTATTTGCTAATGGTATTGTATTAGGTTCTTCTACAAACAATCTTTTTTATGCAATAAATAAACAACCTAACCCATCGCTTAATATTAAAAATCTATTTTTTGGAGTTATGAATGATTTTTCAGGATTAAAAATAGATACATCGGGGTCTTACTCTAAAATAAATGGTCATTGGGGACTTTTACCTTCATTGATTGCCTATGGCGTTGTGTGGGGTGGAAATACCCCTACTTATAAAGCTATAAAAACTTTTGATGGAAGTTCCTTTCCTGCTGCTACTCGAATAGGAGAAGGTGTTTATAGAATTAACTTTCCTACTTCATGGAAAAGTCTTAATATAAGTGCTACAAATGCATACATTATGTTGACGGGAATAGGTTTTAGTTTAGCTAGTGGAGCCACAGATGCGCCAATTAAGGCTACTTTAAAAGGATGGGTAACTAACGGCTTTGATGTATGGCTATCAGATGATGAAACTGTTAATGATGGTGATTTTGCTTTTGAATTAAAATGGTTAGGATGACAATAAAGGGAGCTTAATTGCTCCCTTTTATTTAGTACATCTTCTCCATATTGGAGAGTCTTGGTTTCTTGTTCACTGCCTTATTTTGCTTATAAGGTTTTTCCTTTGCTTTCTTAGCTTTTTGTTCCGCTTCTAGCTCTGATTTTAAGGCTAGGATTTCGGACTTGCGATAACCAATCTTGCGATTCTTAAAAATAACTTGCTCAATTCCTTTAGCATCCATGAGACGTTTAAATCCAACTCTATTGTTAGAGAAATTAAGGACACGCATACTTTCATCATAATTCAAAACATCAGTTGGTCGTACATATTCACTATTAACCTTTTCAAGAGAATTAATAGCTGATGAAATCTCTGTTTCACTACATTCATCACTAAATATCGCCCATATTTTATCAAACAAGGTTTCAAATAACCAACGTTTGATAGGACTAAGTTTTGATAATTCCTCTTTAACTGAATCAAGAACACTCGCCTTGAACTTATTAATGTCTTTATAATTCTTCATAGCTTTTCTTTTGTTTTTTAATTCTACGTACTTTAATGAAATGGCGAATACCAAGATAGACAGTAAGTGCAATACTGATAATCCAAGTAGTTGATACGATAAACAGATATATTTCCGCAGTTGGCATGATATTGAATGTATCATCAAGACAAGCAATAGTATCAGTAAACATGAGGTTAATTGGTATTGCTCTTGCATACTTACAATGATAACGACCTTCATCGCAAGCCAATCGGTATAAACAGTAATCCAATAATACCACATAGCCATCAAATGTTACCAATATCCCATTCCAAGCGAAATAGAATACAATGAACATATAGATAGCCAAACCAAATATAGTTGTTCTAACTATTACTTTTTCCATTATATTTTTCATTATACCATTCTTTAGCTTTCAACATACCTATCCTAATAGCTTCATTGTTATTATTATGGAAAACACCACACATCAATGATATGTATTCATGTATTTTATCTCTATACGCTAATTGTGATTCTGTTGCTTTTTGCCAATCAGAAACTCCTACTTCTGCCTGAATCATTTTGCATACTACACTCATTGATTTTGAGAAAGTCGATTTTTTAGTAGTATTTAAATAAAGTGCACCTGCCATTTTCTTATAAGAATCTCCGCTATCATTCCTATATTTAAGTAGACAATCATATATCCATTTATAGACTTCTACTTTAAATGAAGGATTAATAGCTAATGCCATATCTATAAATAAAAAAGGATGAACCCAAGTACCGCCTTTTTGTCCCCTAGTTGTAATCATAACACAACCGAACTCCTTTTCAAGAGAAGATATAAATTCTTTTGTCTGATTAGAAGTTTTCCATTGGTTAAAATTAAAAGGAGGAAGATCGTTTATTATTCTCCATTTATTACCTACAGATACCAAATCATTTGCGTTTAAAAATTCAAGTTTACTTTTTTGTCTAACAACACCACCAAAAAGTGGTCTTTCCATAATTACTTCTGTTTCCATAATTTTAATATATTATTTATTTGCAAATATAATATATATTTCATGAATATACAAACTTTTTTGCCTAAAAAATAATATATTACTTTTTATTGGAATTTACCGCAATTACAATCTTCTCGGTAAATAATCCCGGAGCTTTAGACCTCAATTGAGGCTTTGCAGGTGCATTGCCCTTTTGCGCACGTACAACCTTCGAGCTTGTTTTGACACGAATCGCTTTCTTCGCCATATTCTAATTCAAGTATTAGTTGACAATAATGAATAACTTTCTTTATATCCTCTGCCCCATTCTTGTTCTTATGCCGACATAGATACTTTATGCAATTACCCTCCATAAAAGGTATATCATTTGCATATATAAATTCAACAGGTTCTATTGCTAGTTTTTTGTAATGCGAACCTCCCTCTTGGGTGTTTAATGCGCTAATTGCCTTATTTATTTCAATCGGAATAGCTTCTAACCCATGTGGTCTTGCATCATCTTCCATCTTCATGCTCTTCGACATATTTATCTACTGAATCTTTAAGTTTTTCCATTCTTTGAACCTCTTCCATAAATTTATCATCTTCTTCGGTTTCAGGAAGTAATTTTGTATCTCCTAATTCCTCAAATAATTGGTTTCTTCTTTTACAAATAAATGTAGCAATATCAAGATAATAAGGATCATCAATAAAGCAAAGTGGAGGAGTAAACAGAATATCCATAGTTGCATTAAAGAATGTATCGTAAATATCTTTCTGCTCTTTTCTTAAAGAATCATATTTAGATTTATATTCAAGAAGAAAATCTAAATGTCCATATAGAGTTCTACATATCGGTTTTACAAACATATAATAACCAGTCATTTGAAAAAGAATTCCTGTTGTAAATCTTGAAATCTTAAATGACCCATAATCATACTCTTCGAGTAAATCCTCCTCACGTACAAAGATTCTAGTTGGAACTACATCATATTGTCCTTTTAAAGATATGATTTCGTCCATTATAGAGTCGAATAAATGCGCATCCTTACATTGGGATTTAAGTAATGCTATCTTTTCGTCAAGCTTACTTTTCAGCTTTGCTTTTCCTTCCTCTATTATTTGTTTGTCTGTTTTCTTGACCGCTTCTTCTTTCTGATTCTCCATCATTTCCAATTTCTTCATGTTCATTTTCCTCCTCTTTATTTGTTTCTTCTTTTAAATCTTCTTCAAAGGTTATAGGCTGACGCTTATAATTTTTCATGTTGTTCTTAAATTCATTTCTGCTAATTTGTTCTTTAATGCAAACATTGAAGAAATATTTTTTAAGGTCATCATTCGTCATGCCATTAAGGTATTCTTCATCATCAGATGTTCTGGAAGAGATGAAATCTATAATATCCTTTTTATTTTCCACGGCAGGGATAAATTCGTCTTTCAAATATTCATAGGGATATATCTCCACAAGTTCATGTGCTATACCTAATCCCGGCAATGTTTTTGTTACATTTACCTCATTCCATGCGAAAAAATCATGATATGCAAGAGCATAGTCCATGTGTCCATTTTTTCTTAAAATCTTAACAATCGCCCTAGCCCATACCTGTTCTTTATCGTTGGGTTCAGGAAGAGATGAAACGCCACTATACATTAGCATCTCCAACAATGATTCTTCTGTTCTGCTTTTAGTTCTCATTATTTTTTAAATATTAAATAGTTGAAATTTATTTTATATACAGCACTATTTTTATAAATTCCTACGCCTCCTCCAAAAGCTATATTTTTAGGAGTAACAAACAGGAGATTAACGCTTGGGATTACATTCCCATCAAATGTTGTAATATCAGCTCCGATATATCCTTTCCAAGCATCTTTATAAACGGTGTTAGTTGTAGTATTCGTTACGGTTTTATATTCTATTTTATTGAATACGTTTATTTTATCCAAGCTTGGATTAACACCGGAAATCCAAGCTTCATATTTCCCTGTCTCGGAATAATATTTCTCCTCAATAGGAAGATTCATATTGGTTGAGTCATTGACATAAACAATCAAAGTATCTATTACTTTTTTATATTTATATATTGGTTTCTCTACCATCAATGTGTCCCATTTAGTAATATAAAAGGTATCTGTTGTATGAACTGTTTCAATATGAGGTTTCCTATTAGCTAAAAAAGAGGTAACAATCCATACAAAACAGATACCGATTATAATATATGGACTATATGTTTTAATCCACTTCCTCATCAATTTCTCGTGCTAAATCATTCCTTATCTGTAAAAGCTTATTTACAGCCTTCAATGCTTCGGTTGATAAAGCCAAAGGGTTTATTTTATCTAATCCCATAGAGTCCAAAATAGACAATTCTCTTTCTTTATATTTATTAGATTTTTTCGAGTTATCATTATCTCCAATGCCTAGTTCTTTCATTATTTTTTCAAACATACTATCTGAAAGAACTTTTTCGCAAATTACAGGCTTGAAATCCTTTAAACTCTTTATAATTTCATCAAAATTGACTTCTTCCCATTCTCCATTTTGATAAGCTTTGGCTTTTAATTTGGGCTTCTCATTTTTAAACTCATCTTCAAAAACGTCTTTCCTTCGAAAATAATCACCAGGCGAATCATTGAACCAAGGTAGGAAAGTTGAAAACTCATTTACTCCATTTTTAAATCTTATAATTTCATATTCCCCTTTAACACCGACACCTATAAGAAATCCAGCAATTCTTAATTGAGCTTCATTTGTGTAGCCGATTTCATAAACATGTTTTTTTACTTCTTCTAATGTTCTCATAATTATTTTTTTTAAATTTCTAATGCATCTGTTTGACCTTTGATATTTTTCAATTTGAAAGAAGCCATAATGTATGGAGATCCACCATACAATTTGTCATCTGACGGTTCAATAGCTTCAATTAAAATAAATGTAACTTTACGTTTTCTAATGTTGTCCCAATATTGTATTTTCCCTTTGCTTAGAAAATCAACGAATGAGTGATATGTCTTTCTTCTATCGTTTCCTATAAATATGCATGTAAAAGTCAAATCAGTATTTTCTCTAATAGGAGTAGAGTTCTGATATACTTGAAGTTCATCTGTCTCTGCAAATTCTTCGGTATATACAGATTTTATTTTTCCATAAGAATCAAGACCAGAAAATTCTTTGTAAATCAAACCGGGGAAATCTACTTCCAAATCTTTTTCCGGCTCACCGAGAATATCGACTCTACGCATATAGCATTTATAATCAGACATTGGCTACCTCCTTTTCGTCTATATATCTTTTAATTATCACTTTATCTTTATCTATATCACCTGTTATGAATGGTTCTCCTCCATAAACAAAAAGATATACCTTGCTGTTTTCGCCTACTTTAATATCCAAATAGGTATTTCCAGCAACGTATATCTCGCATATATGATTAGGTTTAATATCTAAGGTTGTTTTAGATTCTAAGATACAAAGCAATGTTGTGTCTACATAAAACTCATCTTTGTCATAATTACAAAGCATTGTACTTGTATAGCAACCTCTTTTTTTATTCTCATACTCACATATATATTTACCATTTATGTAAGCTTTGAATTTGTCACTAATAAAAACAGGACTAAGCCCCCATCCTTCGGAAAGAGACTTAGCCATGTACTTTATAGAGTTTACATCGCAAGCAAGCTCAAATAATTGCTTTTTGCTTTTATTATCATCCCATAGATTTGTGTAATTGTCACACAAACCTTTTGCGATTGCATTATTTTTAAATTGCTTTAAATCTATCATTACTGCCTCATATTTGGGACAAATATAAATATAAATATCAACTATTCAAAATTTTTATAGCTTTTTCAACATCACGTTTAGATATACCACGAAGAGCATGAGTTTTTATGAAATGTTTCTTTTGAGAAAGTAACATATCTGAATCATCATCAAGGATTACATAATTAATTACATCTTCATGTTCCCATAACCAGCGGTCTATTTCTATACCACGACATAGACCATAATGTTTTTCTCTATTTCCATGTTTGAAGCCGTACATTCTTGAAGTAATACCTACGATATATTCAGGATATGGAAAAGGATTATGACCATAAACTGTTTCTTGCGTTGTAATAGCTTCAATAGTCTGTTCCAATGTATATCTTCTCCAAGAAGAGGATATAACAATTTTAGCTCCGGTCGCATCGCAAATCTGTTTGACTAGCTCAACCTTTTCATTATCAATAGTCCAATTACTTTTCAGTGTGGTTATAACACCGTCAAAATCAAGAAAAACGATCTTATTCATCATATTCCTTTTTAAAAATGAAAGCTACTTTTTTAATTCCCTTTACTGTTTCTACTAATTCCCAACCATCTGCCCCATAATTATTTAGTTCATAGGAAGGAAAATTATCTAAATAATATTCTTTTACTAGGTATTTAAATCTTTTCATAATCAAAATTATTAGTTTTAACTCTATTAATACAATCGGCAGCCCAACCTACAATATATGCACAAGTCTCATCCTCTCCTATATCAAAACCCATAGACATTCCTAAATCCTTGTGTATGGCGGTAGCTACATGCAATGCTTCGTGTGCTATTTCTCTTACAGTCATATATTCCTTTTTATGAAAGGCAACACATACTCCATAATCTCCATTTACATAATAAGTACATCTGAAAGTTATTGCTTTATTATTGTCAAATTCTTCTTGTGAAATTCCTTTATCACATTCCCTATTTGTAAAATGCTGATTTAAAAATAAAGCTGAATCCGTTATAACTACATATAACTTTCTCGGATATATGTGATTTACAAAACAATGTTCTTTATTCTTCATCTTCTAACAATTTAGAAATAAATATATCTTTTGCCTTAATCATAATATCAGTCGGTATATCAAATCTAGTCATTTCTGACATGTAATTCCATGCATCTGCGACCTTTGCTATAAGATCATCTTCCACTATGGCTAATGCTCCATACGCTTTGCTAATAGACACCGCTAAAGATACATATCCAGTTGTGTCCATTCGCTCATTTTTATTCAAATCTAAAGTATTATCCTCGATATACTTTTTAGCTTTTTCATTCATATTAATTCTTTTTAAAATGGACAATAATCTCTTTCCTTGAACACATTATCATCGTCATAATAATATTGTTGATAATCACTCATATAATCCCGTTCTGGTTCTCTATTCTGTATAAGAGGAACAGGTTTGGGTTCTTCTTGCCAATTATAGTTTATATTTTCTGCAATATCATTTTTAAAGCGTCTTGTCTCAATCTCATAATACATTCCACATAACAAATCCACCTTCCCGAAACTGCGATTTTTACATACTTCCAATACATTGCCATATTGAAGCATTTCAGCTATCCTAACTGTTCCGAAGAAATCTTTTCCACGTGTCTCAAAATCCTTGTTTACACGATGAATAATAAAACAGTTATCCACTGCATTAGTTAAATCGGCTGAACCTGAAATAGATTCTTTTCTAAGGAAGTCAGTCTGTTTACGAGGGTGAGCTACAAGTATAATATGAACATTATATTTTTTAGCGAAATCACAAATAGCCAATATAAACTGGCTTTGTTTCTTATTGTTGTCTCCTTCGTAATCTTCTAAATTAAGAGTCATCAGGTTGTCAATAACTACTAAATTAATGCCTTCTGATTCAATCAGGGTTGTTATGTCATTCATTAACTGCTTCCATCTTGTTCCATATTTATTATTATACAGAAATAATTTTCCATCCGTCCAACTATCTATACGGTCAGAAATATGTTTTGGAGCATAATAAAATTCATCATACCCTTGTACTTTCTGGACATAGTTTTTTCCAGCTGCAAGTTGGTTAATCCACCCTTTCAATCGAGAAGCCACTAATTCCCCAGACCATATTGCTACTTTATATCCGTAGTTGATTATATTCAAAGATAAATTGTTCAACCAAGAAGATTTACCAGAGCTATTACTTCCTGATACCAATGTCACTTCTCCAAACAATAGACCTCCGATATTTTTATCTAAAACCCTATATCCAGTAGGCATACGTGGTATATTATTCATATCCACATATTGAATATCCTTCATCGCAAGCCATTTCTTCCCCTTATCTTCCGTTTCACCTATAGGAACAAATTCCTCTTTTTCACGATTATGGAAATAAGGTCTATGCGCTTTACTTTGATATTCAACATAGTCTGATTTAGTATAGGCATTAGGGTCAAAATGTAAACGAAAATCTTTCCAAGTATATCCGCTGCAACTCGAATGCAAGCATTTGAATCCAAATCCTCCACCTGCCATTTCAAAAATAGCTGAATCAGGCGCACGATGTGAACTATTAAATGGGCACTCTTCTAATACATACTTAGTAAAAGATGTTGTTTTTACTATATTTCTGACTTTTATTCCATACTTGGTTAAAAATTCCTGTAAATCAAATTGAGTCGGTTGATAGTTGTTAGCCCTGTTCGGTTGTTCCGGCTTAGGAAGCATGGCGGCTACCTTTTCAAAAAACTCATTTGGGGTAGGTTTTATTTCGTCAGGTATTTTTAATATTTTGCTTTCACGTTGAGGTCGTTCAGGTGTATCACTCCCCTTCCTACTATAACAACCATATAATTTACATATTCGACTAGCATTAAAAGTACTTGTATCTACTTTTACTTTTTCTGTAGAAAAAAGCATATCTAATACTTGTAGAAAATCCTTCATAGTTTGAGTATTTTCAGGAGTATTAGCCATATTCATATTTATCAACAGATGAAAGCCATTGGCACTGTCACAAACAATTGGTTTAGTAAATCCTTCATCTCTTAAAAATTTGAATACATCATTTACTACAGCTTTGGCAGCTTCTTTCTCTTCATCAGTAGAATTGGTATCAGATGGCTTCTCGCAGTCTATATCTATCAAACACCAATCTCTACCAATAATTTCAGCATCTGATGTTGTAGATTTTGGTCTAGTCACTATTCTATCTCTCTGTTCACGTGAATAACATGAATCTAATATAGAATTAAGAGTGAAATAAATATTACAATCATCATAACGCCTGATAGCATTAAGAAGAGTATCAATATCCGTAAAATATCCTGAATATGTGCCTTTTTTATTATTGTCAACAATACGAATCTCAACAAGCTCATGGTTATGTTTGAATATATCGTACCATTTACGTATCATTGGTTCATTCATATATTTATTCGTTTTGAATTAATAATCAACAATCATCTATATTTGCTCGTTTGAGCTTTAATGATTGGCTGTTCTTTCAAATATCCCATGTCCGGCAAGTTATTGAGCAATGTAGAAAAATTCTTCAAAAAACTATCATTTCTTAAACTTTCTTCTACATAGGATTTTATAGTAAACTCCAATTCCTCTTTGGGCATCGTTTTTAGCAAAGATTCCAGCTTCTTCTTGTCATTAGAACTTTTGCCAGTCCCCATATTCCTCTTCGGACATTTTGATGGATAGAGAGAATACAGATATTCGACATCTTCTGAAAAAGTTAGTTTCTTCTTCTTCTCCTTTTCTTCCTCCCTTAAACCCTCTTTCTTATTCTCTATATTATCATTAATATTAATATCATTATCAATTTCATTATCAGAGTTTGCTTGAAGCTTTGCTTCATTTTTGCTTGAGCTTTTGCTTGGAGATTTGGTTAAGCAAACTTTACTCTTTTTAAGATTGGGATTTCCACCCTTAGAACCTGCCAAAACCCTTTTTAGACTTATTTCTCCGTCTTTTACCATTCTTTTTTGACATAGATAATCACCTTCAATATACAACACATGATTATTAATAAGTTCTATTAAGCCTCTTTCAATTTCTTCTGTTGTATACGGCAAATGTCTAGCAAAGTTACAAGCAAAATTAAAAATTTGGTTAGAACTTTGCTTGTAGTTTTGGTTAAGCAAAAACTTTCCATATATTTCGCATTTATGAAGTAGACACATTATACGAATATATACCCCTGTTGCATGAGGACTACATTCTGCTAGTTTTTCATCTGTCATAAAATCCTGTATATATAGAGGTAAATACGGATTATTCCTCAATGCCATAACTAATCCTCCTTTACAACAAATATAACTCCATCAATATTTTCTGATTTGATCTTACCTTGTTTAATGAGACGATATACATGAACAGCAGACAATCCTGTTGCATGAGCGTAATTTGATACTTTTACTAATTTCTTTTTCATATCCAATTTATTTATAATGTTATATGTTTTACCTGCAACAACACGAGGTGAAAAATAAGCCGGAATAATAGGCGGCTTCCGGCTTACTCAATTACTCATGATTGTAATAATCCCAAGTGAGGGATAGGATTACAAATATAAAGTTTTATTTTTAATCCTCCAACCTTTTGTGTATTTTCATTGCGACAAGAGCTGCAATTAACATTTTAGTTTCCATTTCACTTTCTGAATCAATATCTTTAATCTCTACAAGGGGATATATATCCACTTTCGGTTGTATATTCAGTATTTCCTATCTCAAATAGCGCATTCTGTCCGCATGGGCGAATGACTACTTTGTCAGAAGATATAGAGTTTAGGACTAGCAATAACTTTTGCAGGATAAACGTCTGCTTAAATTCTTTTCCTCCTACAACTTCAACTCTTTCCTCTAATTTTTTATTTAACTCCATATTCTCCGAGACAAATGTGATTCCAGTTTCATCAAAATTAAGAGTCATTGTTCCTGTCTTGGTATCATCTTGTACATATATTGCTCTTGATACAATAGAATGAAATATTTTTTTGTCTATTTCCACTTCAAACAATGGCTGATATTTGAGCAACATATAAAAGTCCAATGGTTTGAAGTCATATTTGCGGATAAGCAACATTGAATTGTCTCCTATTACAATGATATTCTTTTCTCCATTTTTTATAGTGACCTTTTGTTCGTTTGATAACGCCTTACGCAGAGCCGCAAAAGCCGACATGTCTATAGATACTTTCAGTTCTCCCTCGTAGTCAATATATGCGCTATCATGGTACATCTTATCAAAATTGAAAGCAAATACATCAACCTTATTGTCTTTTATAAACAAATGAAGATGCTGGTTATTAGGCTGAAATTCATTATATTCCAATAATGGCATACCTTTTTGAATCCAATAGCCAAGCAAATTAGCATCCAATGTAAATGTATCGCAATTAACCTCCTGTGCCAATGTAGGGTATACTCTTACATCATGCAAAGGAAAATTCATCGTACTGTTTGGTGTGGAGACAATAGCATTCAGTTTCTCATTATCTACATCTATATCAAAGTAATCCTCCATCAGAAGAGAAACATAGTTCTCAATATCGTCCTTGTCTATGCAAAACTCGATATTCTTATAAGACTCTTCCAACTTGAAATGGGTCTTTATCGCATTCTTGTCATTGTAAGATAACAACCAACACGTATTATCGACTATTTGAACTTTAACAGATTGCAAAATTGGCAATGGAGTTCTTTTGGAAGAGAAACTACCACCTGTCTTTATTGCGTTTAAAAAATCTTTCTTATTAAACTTAATCCTCATCGTTTAGCAATAATAAATTGTTATAATATTCATCTCTTTTTTTTATTCTAAAATCCACCATAGTATTCAGGCATTTTACGACTTCGGGGCACTCTTCACGACGAAGCTGTAAAAAGCTCTTCAAATCCTTCAATGCACGAACAGCTTGATCTGTCTGATCCACTATTTTTTCAGCCGTTCTAATTTTATCATATAATTCTGCTTTCATTTGTTCGCTTTTACATAATTATCACAAAAAGTTCCATTATATGCAGGTTCTAAAAAACCGTAATAAAGATAATCCTCCCCATTTAATGGGTCAAAGATATAGTAATCAAGATATTCTTGATATTTTTTACAAGTATCTCTGATTTTACAATTCATACCATCGCACATAATACTACACTGGTCCTCCCTCATCATTGTAAATTGCTATTAATTCATTCATCCTGTCTACCAAGAAGCTTGCTGCCTCTCCTACCTGCTGTGATATTGAGATATAAGGCTTTAGCTGGTTCTCATACATTTCGTCCATTTTATTAATGGTTTCTTCCAACTTCTTTAAATTTTCCGGTTTCATATCATTCCATTTTTACAAAATAAACACCATCAATCAACACATAAGGTATAAGACCTTTCTTTATTCGCTGTCTAACCGTTTCCTTAGCAAGATTGTTCATCTCTGCATAATGACGGATGGTTACTAAGTTATCATACACTTGATTGTCTTCAATACAATCAAGTATCTCCTTTAGTTTTTTATCAATACATGGATAGGAGTCAGGATAATAAAAGACTTTCATATTTACCCCTACATTTACATGAGAACTAATATTATCAGCTTTGTTCATTGTAATAGGGTCGCTAACAGAAAGTATGATTGAATCTTTGACTACTAAATCTTTAAATTTACTCATTAATCTATTAGTTTAAATTCATATACAAATACAAACGGGTTACTCTGCGTATTTCCATACATATCCATAAGCTGTTTTCTTTTTGCCATTACAGCAATTACCAATATTAGAAGGATTGTAGCCAAATTGTCTAAATACCTCCATCAGTGACGGAAAGATATTGACTTGGTTCATATTCAGGTCATATTGAACAACTCTTTTAGACTTCCCATTATTTAGCGGTCGGTTAATGTGCCTACCATTGCGAATCCAAGTTTCATATCTTTTTCTTATAGATTCATTGCTAAGTTTTTTACCAAGCTTACTTTTAGAACACCTATTTTTGAAAATAGGATTATTGTTGTTTTCCTTGTAAGTGCACCATCTAAGATTGTTTAGACTGTTATTAGTCCTATTTCCGTCAATATGGTCTATACAAGGCTTGTTTTCCGGATTAGGAATAAAAGCAAAAGCAAGCAATCTATGTATTTGCTTTACTACTGTTTTGCCGCCAGGTGCACTCAAATAAATTATATAATAACCATGAGTACCGATGATGTTTTTTAGAATTTTGCGTCTTTTATGGGAATATACTTCTCCTTTTTCGTTTATTTGATACATTCCGTCAAATCCGTCTATATCTTTCCACATATTTATTTTATTAAATTAAATTCATATACAAATACATAAGGATTGGATTGAAAAACTCCTTTGCCGGAAACTTTGTCTATCAAAACTTCAAAAGCATCACGAGGAGTATTATATAGTCCGATATGTTTTTTATCGGAAGCACCGACGAAAGAATAGGCAATACCGCCATTTCCATTTGCAGAATCAAGCCTATAAATTCCTTCTTTTAAGCAATCTTCATCTGATATATCCTGTAAGCGTTCAATCTTGATGTCTGTAATGCGGATGTGGTGAATCATATAACCTGCCGCGACAAAAAGCTTATTTTGCCATCCTTTATGGTTTTTAAGCCACGAAACAAGCATATCCATAGTTTCAAGCCCTTTCTCATTATAGATGCTTTCGTAGCTTTGCGCAATGGCAACGACTTCGCCAAGTTTATATGGCGCATTATTAAGAAAGAAATCTTTTTCGTCATAATATTGACGTTTTGTAGGTATATTTTCAACACTTACGCTGTTGCAAAAATCATCGTAATCAGTCCATCTATCCCAAAGTTTTTCACTTATAGCCCTTCTAGTCATAGTCTTTCGACCATCCAATACGGCTTGGGTTAAGCCAAATTTATCATTGAACATTATTTTTTTACTCATATCACATTTATTTTAGTTTCCAATAAAAACCTCCGGCAGACTTAGACCGTCCTTTAAGGCAGTTTGTTATTGATGTTATAAGTATGCCATTTTCTTTTGCTGCGATTGCCTAATCTTTTTCAAGACATCAACATTAAACGGTATACGAATACTATTATCTACTTTCATCGTCCTGTCCTCCCTCTTTTTCAGGTTCAACGTTCATAGTATTTCCCTTTTGCTGACTTTTCCATTGAATTATAGTCATGATAGCAGCACCGAAAATACTGTTTACGAACTGGGTTCTCTGATTATCATCTTCAAGAGGAAGAGTTGGAGGGTCAAGTATAATCTCCGAAACACCATCCAAATCAGAACCGGACACACCATTATCTTTCAATTCCGGTAAATTCAAAATGCTTCTCAAATTAGAAGCATCAACATAACAACTTACTTTAATACGTTCCATATTTTTTGGTTTTAAATTAATGTTCTGCAAATATAAGTTGGCGATTGGCAATCGCCAAATGTAATTAAGGCTTTAACACTACATTAACGTTTAGCATATATAAAAAACAAGGGACAGCTTCACTAAGCCATCCCCGTCCCCATGTTCAACTGAAAGAAAAAAGTAATCAAACACCTTTAAATGAATAAAAAATTAGAGATAATATATAGGGGTAATATCACTATCACCCCTACATTTTTTGTCAAACACTTATAAGTAAATTCTACTGTACCAGTACTGCAAATATAGAGAACATTTTCAATACTACAAAGAAATTCCTTGTTTTTTTTGCCCCATCTCTGTCAAATGGTTAAACCAACGAACAGCAAGGTCGGCAGACCTATACGTTTTACCCATGTACAGCGAATCGCCAAACCCGTTGCTACTGGGATAACTCACACAATCAAACATCTTGTTCTCAACACGACGGAAAACTTCATAAACAACATTACCGCCACAATCGTCAACGCTTCTATACATATAAGCATAAGGAGACTTGTTCACCAAAGTAAAAGTAAAACCCTTAGTCTCACCACGACCCTTTATTACATTATCCAATTCTTTCATCTTTCTTATTTTTATAAACGAAAATATATATTTTATAACATCTATTGTCCATCCGTTACCAAGCATCTTGTAGATTTGGGTGTCTGAACAATACCATTTATACCAATCAGGAACAGTTTGCAAACGAGCACATTCCAAAGGAGTATATCTCCTAAGCCTTCTTTCACCATTTATAGTAACAGGAACATAATCAGTATCTAAATTCCCTTTATATATCGCTGTGGCTGTTATACAATGAGACTTATCATCTCCTGACATAATTCTTATTTTTACATTCTTCTTTTTGCTACGAGATACAAGCCAATCATGCATATTGTCACTGATAAAGTACTTTTTATCAACTTCATCTTCAAGAATATCCCTTAAATAGATACATCTGTCAGCAGGACGAGGTATATGGGTATATAAATCATGATTAAAAAGACCATATCTTGTAGTCTTTATATTGCTCCAATATATTCGTCTCCTGTTCTGGGCGGATACCAATGCGGAATTAATATGCGCACCCTTGATTCCAAGAACGCTATCTATCACATTCTCCCATTTAGTCTGCATCTCCACATTCTCCAACAAAAACAGAATATCAGGATTGACTTTTCTCAATTCCTTCAAAATACGCACATACTCCCAAAACAGGTAGGATTCACCCTCAAATTCATAATTATGTTCTTTCAATTCCAAATATCGGTCAAGAGTAACCACCTCTTCACTGCACTTAGTACTCATACCGTTCATCTTACCAGCGGAACTGAACGAAGTGCACGGAGAACCGCCAATAAGCAAGTCTATCCTGCCAAGTTTGGATGCATCCAATTCCCTAACGTCACCTACATGGATAACGTTAGGGAAGTTGCGACTTGTCTGCATAATAGCATATTTGTCTATCTCGGAAGCATAATAAACCTCCGGCTCTATGCCAAGCTCCCTCAAAGCAATCATGCCGCAGCCCATACCATCAAACAAAGACAATACCCTCATTCAGAAATCTTCAAACTAGGTAAAACACAGGCAGCATCAAACAAAATACTAGAAACAGCATCTTTATACTCCCTCTCGCTTATCTCCTCACCCAAATAATGAACATGAGCCTCCTCTGAAAGGTTAATCCTAATACAGCCATTACCATCACGACTAACAGAAGATGTCCTACATTTTGCCAATACTTCACCATCTGAACTAATATATAAATCTTCCGGACGAACATCTAACAATACATGATATTCGTAAAAATGAGAACTGGAACTGTAGTCATTACGTTTAGATTTATAATAACGACCTATCTTATCCTTAAATTCAGGATAATAACATTTAGCAAGGTATTTTTCATATTCCTCCCTAACAACATAAAGCTCCTCATCCAATTGCGCCAACTTGTCCTGATACCAAGACAAATCCTTCTCTTCTTTCTTCTTACTAGACATAATTTATATCTTTTTTAGTTAAACATGTCGCAAATATACACCCATTTAAAGCAAAAAAACAAGAAATATACAAAATATAACACTGACTTTAACTAAATAAACACCAAATAAGGTTTAATAAGTGGCGTAAATAGCGATTTTTATACCAAAAATGAAGAACTTATCGTCTTAATGGCTAAAATAGGAAAAATACAGTAATGGTTAAATCAAAAAAAAGAAACCCCTATCTTCACAGACAGGGGGAAAGTACAAATTATAAAATCTTAGTTTTATAGCTAAGCACAAAAATAATAAATTAAGCCAATAAACACAACAAAAAATAGCATTAAATAGACAAAAATCAATTATGGCTATTAAATGCTACTTTATAACACCCCAAAAAATATAAAATCCCCAACCTGAAAACACGAAAAAAAACAGGAATGGGATTAAGAAAGAAAGAAGGTATGCAAAAATATAACTTCTTAGCAAAATAAAAAAATAAAAATAAAAAAAATGAGAAGTATAGCCGCATCAACCGATGGATGCAAATAAGGGGGGGGCGGTAGGCACGGGAAACGCCACGGCAAAACAGAGGGAAAAATACAGGAATGAACGTATTTTTAGGCTTAATTTTAAAATATCAATAATAAGGCGATATAAACATAGTATTTTATATTAAAACATCGCATTTAGCCTTAAAACACGTCTTAAACACTCGTTTCGTGTTTTGGGTACATCGTTTTTTACCCTTTAATGTGCAAAAATAGGCTGCATTAAACAAGCATACGCAAAAAATGTTTGGCGTGTGAGAAAGCCGCAACTTTTTATATATAACCTTTTTCGCATTTTGTTTTCTTCTTATAGATTTTTTCTATGATGTTTATCTTTTCTATATGTTTTATCTATTCTGTTTTTTTTACATGTGTATTTTTTCTCTATATAGTATATATATATATAATATAGTAGTATATATATATTATTTACTCATATACTATAATATCTTTGATATTATAGTATATTCGTTAATAGTGCTTGCCTGTGTGCTTTCTCCCCTTTCCCTTTATCCCTTTCCCCGATTGTATTTTGCGTTGCGTTGTGTACGTTCCAGTGTGTTTTTTCGTTATTGTTTACATTTAACACGAAATTAACTTAACTACGGTAAAATCGTAGTTATTTGTGTTAATGTAATAGGTGTTACATGCTGCCAATTGTAACTAGTGTTAAGATATTGCGCGATTGTTTGGTATGTTACAACTATTACGTATCTTTGTAATGTCAAAAGGAAATAAAGAGTATTTCCGATAGCCTTTAAAAAGGTTGTTAGGCGTTGATATACTGATTAACTCTTATCTATATTACAGATAACACGATATTGTTATATAGACCTTTATACGAAAGGTTAACGTAAGATTGTGTTAGTAGACATATATAATAATATTTATCTTTTCTTTGTGTTATTCTCTGTATATTGGTTAATTGGTTTTCGTTCATTCACGTGTTGAAAATAGCGGTTTATTTGTTGCATAGTAGCAACCTAACAAACGTAAGACTATCAAGTAGGTATTACTCAAACATTGGTTATATCAGTACCTACAAGCTAGTAATTAGTTATGATACCGTAATAATTGAGTTATGCGGGGGAGACGAAAGGAGACCGACCCTAGTAGTTATAATATAGTGAATAAACCAATACAATATAATATATAAAACTACATTCAGGTGAATGAATGTAAGTTATATATTCCCTTATAAAAATAATCTAATAAATAACAAGTATCCAATATAACGGGTAAATCTGATAAGAGCTAACAAATATTAGTTCTTTTTTTAGTTCTGTTATATTTGGCTTGTTATTTTGTTAATGTAGCCTATATATTTTCGTAATATATAGACGGTTACAAGCCCGATAAATACAGAGTTGCAATTATAATTTTCAATATTAATATAAATCTATGGAAATAATAGTATCTAAGAGATCCGGCAATGTGTTAGTATATATACCGGAATTGAAAAAACGTATTAGTTTAGATCCTAGTACGTTTTTGTGGTTTGATGGTAGTTTTTGCCATAACGAAATAGTAGACCACATTACGAGTAATTTTAATATAAATATTACGAATGTGGTATATTTGTAAGCATGCGAATTAAATACTAATCAATACTTTTAATCATGGGAAAGATAGAAGAAAAAAAGACGTTTAAGTATGTTGTTACTTATATGTTATACAGACATACAAACGTGCTTATAAAAGTAGGAAAAAAAACTTATGAATTTGTAAATGTGTGCGATGATAATAAAACCGCTTTTGGTTGCAATACGATAGCAGTTCTTTATGATTTTAAGGCACAAAAATATATAGCGGTTAAAGTTGATGATGAAAAGTTTAACAAGGTTGAGACTATAATACTACCAAATCAATAATAATTAAATAAAGGAGGAATAAACATGAAAAAATTAGTAAATATTTGCGATTTATATCCAAACGATAGCCATAAGTCTTTTTACGGGAAAGCGAAAGTAAAAATATATAGCGATAATACAAAAGTACTTCAATCTTATAACACCGACGTTGCAAAAATAGATGCAAACGGAAATGTTATACGATTGTGGAACGGTTGGAGTGCTACAACCGGGAGACATATAGCAAGTTTTTGCGGTTTAAATAAAAAACAATATTTAAAATTACCATCTAAATAAGGTATATGTATTAATTAAAGAATGTGCAATATATTAAAATCATATAGTATGAAAAAGAATGTAAGAGAATATAAAAACGTAGGTGTACAATTTGCATACGTTTTAGATTGTATTTACAACGATGAGAATTTAGAAATGAATGACAAAGAAGCTATTAACTACTTCTTTGACTGTTTTAATAAAGAGTATAACGACGCTTATTATAGAAGGTTGTACCCTAATTTACAGGAACGAGTAAAAGAGTACATTAAGGGTTTGCCGTCTTGTTTCGGTGTGGCTTATTGTACTGATGATATAATCAATATCGGAAAGTCTTGGGGTTATTGCAAAACGGAAAAACAAAGATATGATTTTCAAAATAATTGGTTTTCTGTTATCGCGTGGAGATTAATTCAATTAAAGGACAAATTAAATAAGTAAACCATGAACGACTATAGTGTATATTCAGACAATACACTAAGAGAAAAACAGTATGAGATAAAAAAACATATCTCAATATCTACAAATGATATTAATACCCTTTGCAGCGCAAAGGGTATTCCCTTGAATGGCTTATGTATGAATTATTATCAAAATATAGTATTAATGAATTAAAACAAAGGATATGAAAACAATTAAATATAAAACTTTAAACGGTTTGTTATCTCAAACTAGACAAATGACTGTAGAACAATTTCTAAATAAACGTTTCTACCATAACAAAAAAGGGTGGATAAACTTTGAACTAGATGGATATATTTACGACATAGTTTTAGAGCGTTTTTCTGAATATTGTTTTTCATCTAAAAAAGCTCAAAATAAACTATTTTTTAATCTTATCAATAATTACGGTGATTCTTCTTTGTTTCAATGTTTTTACATTGATAAAAAGGGCTTTAATAATAGTTTATCCGGTGAAGCTTTTGATTACTGTATAAGACGTTTTAATAAACAAGTAAAATGAAAACAAAAGTAAATTTCAGAATAACGAAAGACGGTGAAATTATTGCCGTGTTTATAGAAAAGCTAATGAACGGGAAGTTTTTAGCCTATTCTTTGTATGATAACATGCACTTTGAGGCTGACGATACCTTTATAAGAGAATGTAAACCAGCAAAAGGGTATAATACAAGTGAATTACTCGCCTATTTAAAAAATAGAGGCTATAAAAATATAGAAATATTATCGAGAATGAAATTTTAATTTTATGGAAACGAAAGAATTTAAAGAGATAATAAAAGATTTTTGTGCTACGTGTGGAATTCTACTAGTATTGTATATATTAGGAATTATATTTTGCTAACCAAATAAAAAAGAAAGTCATGAAAGCATTTAAATTAGATATTTATAGAGATAACGAACTAGTTTATAGTAACGTTTATAATAATAACATTGTATCTATTTGTGATCATATTGTGTCTTTTTCCAAATATTTACAAAGTAAATTATTTGTATCAGTTAGATAAATGTATTTTAATAATCTAGGCGAATTGAAGCCCAAAATGTATAAAGGTAAGTTTAATTATTCGCTATCTTGTACTATAGATAATAATACGTCTTACAAAGAATTAATATCTTTTTTGGAAAGGCACGAACCTAATTTGATAGAAAATAAAGATTTTACCAATGAGTGAAGAAAAAAGAAAAGAGTTTCTAACAAAATTAGCTAGTTTGTTAGACGAGTATAACGTAAATATAATATTTACATGTAGCGGAAGGTCTGATATTAGCGGTTTATATAGCGACCGTATTATAATTTCGGAAAGAAAAACAGAGGAAATTATACTAGACACATTCGATGAATGGAATTTAAGCAGTAACGTTATTAAAGAAAATATGTAATCATGAAAAAAAGAACAATTATAAATAAAAGAATAGAATTCGTTTGTACGGTGATGAATAACAAAGTATATTATTCAGAGAAAGAACGCAAAAGAATAGAAAGAAGAATGTTTATATTAAACAATTTAAAATATTAAAGCCATGAAAGAGATATTTAAACGAATAAAGAAATCACACCCCGATTATTTAATAATTATAAAAAAGAATAATTTGGGACAAATATATGAAAGTGATGCAATTATAGCTAAGGAAATTTTAGATATTAAATTAAATAAAAACGGTATATTGTGTTTTTCTTGGGAATTGTTAGATAGTATTTTAGTAAAGTTAATACATAACGGTATAAAAGTAGCGGTTAAAGAATAATATTATGAAAGAATATATTGTATATTACGGACTAGGAAATATTTGTTATTATATAGGTGTATTAGCCAATGACGAAAAAGAAGCAAAAGAGATAATAGAAAAGCAACTTACAAACGGCTTGAAAGTACTCAAAGTAAAATTAATGGAGGAATGAGTTATGAAAAAGTATACAGAAAAGCAAATAGAGTCATTTAAAGAAATGATTAATAACGGTATAATATCTCAAATTGATGGATACCCGGAACTATGTAGAAAGATTGTACGTGATGTTCACGAAATCGAAGAAGGGTATTTTACTTTTGAAAATATTTCTACAAACGAAGTTGTAAATCATTGGGAAGAAAGGGGAGAAAGTTGGGACTTATTAAATAAAATAATAGAAAATGAATCAGAAAGAGAAAAAGAAAGATTAATGAAATATTTATCAGAAGAATATAAAGAATATTTCCCCAAAATGGAAATAAACCGTAAATCAATGATAAAGCTATTAGAGCTACGGGATTATGCTACAAAAGAGGATATTTTAAATGAATTGAAAGAAATACTATGAAAAAGAAAAAGTTTGATCCAATAAATTTCATTCCTAATCAGTCAAAATATCAAAGAAGTATTTTAAATGAATCTTTTGAAAAAGAACTTGCAGCTAATGAAATTCAAAAGGGATTATTTTTAAAGAAAAGTAATAAATATATTAATAAAAAGTGATAATATGAAAGCAAAAGTTTACAAAGATAATGGATATACACATGTATTGGTTGAAATTACTAATTTTGCCAATAAGCCGGAAATAACGAAAGGTTTTAAAAGTTATTACGAAATGAAAAAAAGCTAAAAATAGAATGAGTTTACATGAAATAAATTCAAAAATATTCTCATTTATGAGTGTTAATAAGGCTATTAATAGTAGTTTTTAAATAAAGAAAGGAGTAAAAATGTTGTTTATAATATGTTTGATTATTTGGGGCGGCTGTACTGTATTTGAAGGGCTAACTAAAAAATAGTAATATGAATAAGTATATATCTTGGCGTAGGGTGTCAACGCAAAAACAAGGTCGATCTGGTTTAGGACTTGAGGCACAAAAAGACATTATAAATTACTTCATAGAAAAAGATAACGGTTTGTTGTTGGCGGACTATGAAGAAATTTATACCGGAACGGAATTGTCTAAATGTACGGAATTACGGAAAGCGATTGAACACGCAAAGAAAGAAAATGCTAAATTGATTATTGCTAAGTGCGATCGTTTCCGTAATACATTAGAAGCACTACAAGTATTAGCGGAAATTGGTGAAAACAATATTGTTTTTTGTGATTTACCTAATAGTGACAAATTTACTTTGACATTGTTCTTCAGTTTGGCTGAAAGAGAAGCACTGTTGGTTAGCATACGTACAAAAGCGGCTTTAGCAGCAAAGAAAAAACGTAATGAGCAAACAGGCGGAACAAATGAATTGTGGGGAAAGAATAGTTCTACAGATAGAATAGTTTCAATAAATAAGATGCACGATGAGTCCGCAAACAAAAGGCGAGAAAATGCACGTGTTAATGAAAGTAATGTGTTTTTTTGGGCTTTCATTACTGATTGGATAAAAGATAAGGGAGAGCCTAGAAACTACGAAATTTGGGGAGATATTGCACAAAGATTGAATAATCTGAATCAAAAGACAGCTACAGGAATGGAATATAATTCAGTTCGTGCGGCTGCAATGTATCGTAAACTTAAAAAGATAATGAAGTAAAAACGAGATAATATTAAATTTATATAAAGCTATGAGCAAAAGAATTTTAATAGAGATTTATTTCAGGAATAAATATCCTGATGAAAGGTATCAGTTCAAAGCATATCATACTATAGAGGATATGTTTGGAGTCAAAGGAAACAATCTTTATGTCGTTGAATTTATAGATGTGAAGATGAGATACCCTAAAACATTGGAGTTAAGAATTAAAGAAAATGAACTATTAAATATTTGAGATATGGAAAAGCTAAAAGAAAATCAATTTATTCCTGATGGCAAAGAAGTTTATTTTGTTGAATGCAATAAATAAATACAAAAATGGACAAAGAGAAAGAAAAGCTTATCAAATTTGTTATTAGAAATGTTTTATCCATTGAAGAAAAAGGGAAAAACACTCATGTAACAATTAAAAAGGGATTTATAAGATCGAATGAACTGGAATATATCAAGAGAAAACTAGATTATAAAGATATTATGATCTCTGCAAAAGATAACGGAATATTAACCTTAATAATGATTGGATAATATGATACCTTTGGCAATTTTGATAGTATAAGACAAGTGGAAAGTAAGGCTTTTGATGGAGCACAAGAAAAATAATGTTAAATACCATTTTTCTCTTGCACATCTCAAAAATAAAGAGGATATTTGCAATGTATCTGAAACGTGGCTGTGGATGATGAATGATTTGTAATTTTTACATATAAAATATATAAACCGTTTATTGGCAACAGCCACCGTTAAGAAATTAACGTCTGCCATGCGGTAACAATAGAACCGTACTGATAGAGTTTCAGCTACGGTTTTATTGTTTATATATATAATTATGAAAAGACTAAGTAGGAAAAGATATAATGAAATAATATCCGCTACCGATGAACGGAAAGCGATAGCCCTACTTATTTTTATAAAACAAAAGTTTAGATCATCAGTCGTTCTTAATTTTTCTTATTACAAACTATCCAAAATTACAGGTCTGCATAAAAATACAGTGAAGAAGCGGTTAGAAGTTCTTGGAAGCATGGAACTATTAGATTTTGTTGGAAAGAACAATAAACATCTTCTTTTTAAATCGGTTCGTGCTGCTAAGTCAAATGTAAGATTAGATGGATTGGATTTATCAAATATCAAGGCGATTGAAACCGGATTGCAAGCATTATTTATAACGGAAGAACAAAGACGGAAAAATTACGTCAATCATCAAGTTATTAAAGGGACTAAGCCGAAAGGACATTTATCTAAATCAAAGTACAGAGAATGGAAGAAGGCTAAAAAGTTCTGCACCATGCATGGATTGACTGAATTTAAAGACAATGGGATTTCGTTTGATACATTGGCTAAAAGAATGAAAACAAGCAAAAGTAAAGTTGCTAAAGCGATTTCTTTTGGTGAAAAAATTGGAATTTTAAGAAGAAATCATAACTTTAAGGTTGTTTGCCCTTTTGATTCTAAAATGGATGCTTTGTTATGTTTGAAACATAACTTTCAAGGTAGGCTTAAAGTTATTGACAACAACTTAGTATATATCATGTGTAACACGTACTCTGTCATTGGAAGTAAACAGGCGGCTTTAATGTATTAGAGTATCAAAAATGACCTATTATGAATGAAGAAAAATCAGAATTTGCCAATGCTTTGTATAGACTAGGCAAAGTAGCAATATTGAGATTTGCTGAATTGTTAGAAAAAGAAGGTGTAAATGAAAATACTGGTAAAGTAATAGAAATAGCTTCTGTCAGTATAAGAAATTTTGAAAAAGCAGGCTTTGACTGTACAGAAGAGAAGATAGCACTTTCTAAAGCGCAAAGTATATTCAATAAATCAAAAACGTCATGAAAGAATTACCAATAGGAACTGAAATAAAGCTTCCATTTACAACTTTAAAAGTAGAAACAGTTATAGGTCATTCCTGTGAGAATTGTTTTTTTATAGAAGTTTGTGAAGAAAATGGGGAATTTGTATCTGAATCTTTTGGAGGTTGTGATTCTCTTGAAAGAGAAGATGAAACTAATGTTATATTTAAAGAGATAAGCAATGAAAACATGGAATAGAATGATAAAAGACGGATGGAATAATGCAAGGGAGATAAAGCCTAGCAAATATAACACCGTGAACGTCTGTCTAAAAGATGGCAGATATACTAACTCTTTTTGGACTGGGCGAGAATGGGCTTATAATGTAGAGCCTATTTTATGGAGAGAAATAGAAGAAGTAATAGTACCAATGTGTAAACGAATTTAATAATAAAAAGCTATGATAAAAGAAATTATAGATCAATGGGAAGCTAATAAGCATAAGTTGGAAAAATGGTTTAGAGAAAACGAATTGAAAGAATATGATTCATACTTAAAAATAGTAAGAGCTATATTCACGTATGTTATATCTGAATATGATGTGAAAAATATACACGTAATTAATGATGGAGATTGGTCAGGTACAGAGATATTCATCATCCCTGAAAAAGATGTATATCAGCCTGGAATAGAAGATTATCTTATGACACATACCTATTATGGTTCTTGTCCCGGTTGTGATACCTTATTGAATATAATAGACTTTTACGAAGAAGATTATCCAAATGAAGAGCAAGTTAAACAATTAATGACTCTCTCTCTTCACTTAATACAAAGAATGAAACCATTATGCGAACAGTAATATTGTTATCAGCCACATTAATAGCTGAAAGCATTAACCACCAATGTGTAAACGAGAATGTAGATCTTTTATATATATGTATGCCTTTTTGTATAGGCTTTGATGTTATTGATTTTATTTCAAAATTTTAAAAAAACAAATATGAAAGCAGAAGAATTAAGAATTGGTAATTACGTTAAAATAGACGAAGGAATTGGGAAAGTGGCATTTATAATGGACAAAAACTTTTGTAATGAATATGCTAATGATGATTACAATATAACAGTAGAAATGGGAGATGGTATTTTTAGAGAAGAGGAAGAAGATAAAGTTGAAGGAATTCCTCTGACAGAAGAAATACTCCTGAATTGTGGATTTGAATATATAAATACCAATAATAAAGTATGTGGTCTTATTTCTCCTGAAAATGGGAATGGGGACAGGTATCGTATCGTACATTTTTTCGATGGTGATTTTAGAATGGTATTAAATACTTGGAGATATGTTTCTATTAAAAACGTTCATCAACTTCAAAACTTATATTATGCAATTAATGGGAAAGAATTAAATATACAATTATGAAAACAACAGTAGAAATAGTAAACTTAGTAAGTAGAGCACTTGAATTATGTCCAATTAAATGGATTGATATAAACAAAGATTTTGTTAAGTTCGAGTATGGTGGCTCTATTTTTAAAATATCAAACGAATTATCTGTAGAAGAAGTTAAAGAATCTTGTTTGTTTCGTACAGCAGCTGCTGTCTTTCTTGAATTATTAATAACTAAAACAGATAAATATGAAAACTAACATTTACTATTTATTTTTAGCACTCATGGCTTTATTATTAATGTCATGCGGAGAAACTCCAAGAACAGAAAAAGATTCAACTCTTGAATATGATGTAATTGAGATTGATTCATGTGAGTATATAATGGTTCAGTCAAGAACTTATTATGGTTATATAGTAACTAGCATTGGGCATAAAGGGAACTGTAAATATTGCATGGAGAGGAATGATACAGAACTTAAATTAAAGGTTGATAATGAGGTAGAACATAAAAATGTTACTGATACTCTTATAATTTATAAATACATTGAATAAGAATAAAATGGATATAGATAAATTTATTAATAGTACTATCAAAAGCTATGATAAATATCGAAAGAATTGTGACATTATAGCTAAGGAGGCGCAAAAGTATATTGATTTTGATGATTCTGTTTCTTGTGAGTATATCATGGGGACTGGTTTAAGTATATTAGTTACAATATCTGCAAATTACACTTTCTCTGAATATGTATGTCCTATAGTAGGGTTTTTTGAATATGCCAAAGGGAAGGATAAATTATCAGTGGATGACATTAAAAAACTATCGTTATGAAACAGACATTAGAAGAAGCTGCATACGACTATGCTACTAATAAAACAAAGTTTAGAAAAGAGGTTTTAAAGGAGATTGATTCAGATAACTACGTTAGTCGGAAATCTGATTGTATGGAAGATTTTCAATGTGGTGCAGAATGGCACGCAAAGCAATCCCAATGGATAAGTGCCAATAAATATCCTCCTATAGATAAGCCATTACTTCTTAATTATAGCAATGGTAGTGTTTATGATATGCAACTTGGTTATTATGATGGGTGTCATTATTGTAATACTTACGGTCAAGAAGTGGATAAACATATAGTAGGTTATATGCCGATTCCGTCTTTCGATGAAATACTGGAAGCCAACAGAGATGTACTAGAACGGATTAAGGAGAAAGGAGATTGATTATGACAGCAAAAGAATTAAGTAAGTTAATCACTACTGGCAGAAAACTGAAAAAGTTTATTAAAGAAACTCTCCCTAAAATCAGAGAAGAGTTTCAAAGCCATGGCAATAGTGGAATAGATAAGCATACAGATGGATTTGGCAGAAGGGAGAGTATTCAGAGTATGAATATAAGTAATCTTTGTTATTCTTCTTTTTCTGGCAGTTATGGAAGTGGAGACACATATTCGGATATAGCAAATATGGATACTGATTTGATGCAGGAATACTTTATCAAATATCTGAATAGGCATAAGGATGAAATAATGGGGGGAGTAGCAGATTTAATGATAAATGATGCAAAATCAGGTCAAGAAGATGCTATTAAGGAAATAGACGAGTATAAAAAATCACTGCTAAAACTATTGGAGGAATAAAGAAAGGAGACTAATATGTATGTAGCAAGAGACAAAGACGGTGATTTGTATCTTTATAAAAAACAACCCGTGAAGTATTCGGAAAGTTGGCAATTATGTAGTGACAATCCCCATGATTTCTATAAGCTAGACTCTTCTTTATTTCCCGAAGTAAAATGGGAAGATGAAGAGCCGACAGAAGTTGAATTGGTAAAGAAGTAGAACCAAATAACAAGATCAGATATGAAGAAAGAAGAAATTATAGAAATGGCGAAGAAACATTCAAAAAACGTTATGTTTCAAGAGAACTACATGGCAGGTTTTCAAGCTGCTTGCAATATTATAAGACAGAAACTTGAAACTTGCTATAACGAAGATTTTTGCGATGCGATGGAAGAACTTGCGCAGGTCGCATATATGGATTTATTTTTCGACGATTAACGTAAAACAATTTAGAAAGGAATTAATATGGAAGGAGATTTATATGCAGTATGCGAACTAACGCCTGAACAACAAAGAGCTTTTAATAGACTAAAAAAGGCGTATAAAGACTGTGAAAAGGCAGGAATTTACTTTGCTAATAATTACGGTGATTTGATGGCTTTTAATAAAAAACTTGTGGCGGGATATGGAGATATGATGATGCATGCCGATGGAGAATATGAGGTAGTACTTGATAATGGTTGTCCGGCTGAATCTATGCGAATTGCTAATGAATGGGCTGATGATACTCATGTATTAGGTTTAACTAAAAAAGGCATGAAATTATATTTGCAGGAAGAAGATTAATTCAATAAAAGATAGATATGAGCATAAAGATAAGTAAAGAGGCGTATGAGAAACTAATCAAGGAAGATTTGGACTTTCTCAATGAGCATTGTCCAGATAGTCTAGAATTAGACCACATTAAAGTAATTATTTGTAGTTCTATCGACTGGTATTATCCGAAAAAGGATAAAAACATGTCCCTTAAAGATAAAACAAAGGTTTACAATTTATGCCATGAGTGCGATGTAGACGTGCTGAATCCGTTCTATTAACTGTATATAATATAGAAATGAATAATTGTACCTTATGTTTGCATGGAGAACTTGCTTTAGATAGCGGAGGTTTAGCTGTAATATATTGTCGATTGCGTAAAAACAACTATCCTATATCGTTCTTCTGTAATCGGTTTAAAAAAATAAAAGATGCAGACTAAAAGCCAGCATCTTTATCAGAGTTAAATATTACTTTCCTAGGGTTCTATTTATGTAGTACTCTACGGCAAAGATAAAGATTAATTTTCAATAATACAAATAAATACTAATTATGCCAACAATACTAAGAGAAACGTACCCAACAGCCAAGAAAGAGCATATATGTGAATTTTGTGCTTGCAAGATACAGCCGGGACAAAAATACGTTCGTCAGACAAATGTTTATGATGGGACTGTGTATGATTTCGTCACACATCAAGAATGTAAAGAAGTAGCCCATGAATTGAATATGTATGATGATTGTGATGACGATGGATTATGCGGAGAACAGTTTATGGAGGAATTGGACTTATACGTACATGTCAATCATTACGATGATGAAGCGGACGATATCTGTTCTGATTGGCAGTTGAATTACTATGAGATAGCGAAAAAGGTATTGAAAGAACTTAAAAACGAATAACTATGGGATTTACAACAGCAGCGTTTATTAGACGCAACACACCGGAGCTTCGGAAGAAGTTGGAAGAATTGGGATATAAAAATTATGGCAACCCTTTTCAAATAACTGATGATAGCAAATTAATTACAACTATTGACGGTGAATATGTTCCTTATAATGTACCACTAGACGATAGTTTTATTGATTGCAGAACTAACGAAGAACTTTTCTTGGCAATAGCCGCATTAAAGGATGATACTGATGAAAATCAGTGGTTTATTTGCGATGTAAATCATTGGGATAGATCGGGCAATGGAGAAGCAACAGTTTATGCTGAAATAGGAGAATGGATTTTTTGTAAATCCAATGATGATGATTGTGCACGAGATAATCATTACCACAAGGCTACCGTAGAAGAGCTAATCGAACACTTTAAAGGAAAGGAGATTAATCATGGATAGTATACAGACACAGACCTTTTCTATCAGAGGGAATGACGATGCTGTGGCATATATTGATTTTTGTGATGGAGATTTATGTGTTTCTGTTGTAGTAGAAGGCAAACAAGCAGATTTTCACTTTGAGCCTGTTACTTTGAAGATGTTTGCCTATGCTTATAAGTTGCATTGTGAAGAATTAAAGGATGAGGGAAATAAATGAAACGAATAATTACTGTTCAAGATATGATTAACGAATTAATGTTAGTCAGTAATAAAGATGCCGAAATAAATATCGTAATGAATACGGGAGATTATCAAACTGAATACACCCCCGATTTATTTGATTTTGCTGTAATTGATTTTACTGATGTACACCCTGACGATGGAGTCCCAGAAAATAGAGTAGTAATAGAAATGTATCGTTAAGAAAAGGAGAAATAAAATTATGAAACCATTTGATTTAGAAAAAGCAAAAGCAGGTGCACCTGTATGTACAAGAGAAGGATTTAGAGCTAGAATTATATGTTTTGACGCAAATAACAAAGGATTTCCTCTTGTCGCTCTAGTTAAAGACTCTAACAATAGTGAGGAATATCCTGTTCTTTATAGTAAAGATGGGAATTTTTATAATTCAGGAAGAGAAAATCCAAAAGATTTATTCATGGAGGGAATAAAGAAAGAAGGATGGATAAATATATATGAAACAGTCAGTGAAAGATGTATTGGAGTGGTTCACAAATCAAAAGAAGAAGCCATGCGTGTGAAAGTCAATGAAAAAGGTGTTACATACAAAGATACGGTTAGAGTAGAATGGGAGGAATGATATGTATGATTATGAAAAGATGAAAGCTGAAATGTTTGAAGGTGGAAATACTAGCAAATATTCCAAATTATATACTATTGTTGTTGCCACATGTATTAAAAAAAGTACATTTACAATAGGAAAAGTATTAAATGAAGTGTGTGGTGATAGTTGGGGAGTGATGTGTTGTATAGAATTCATGGAAAAACTTGGTTTTCTAAGAGAAATATGTGCTTTAGGAAGTATGACACAAGATAGAAGATTTGTTTTACTAAATTAAATAAAGTTATGAATAAAAAAGTAATTATTAGAGGCGACCGTTCAGGCGTATTTTTCGGAGAATTAGTAGAAAGAAATGGTAGTGAGGTTAAGCTCGAAAATTGTCGTAGGTTGTGGTATTGGGATGGTGCTGCTAGTGTATCTCAATTAGCAGTTAATGGTACGACTAAACCATCTGAATGCAAATTCACAGTTACGGTTCCAGAGATAGAGATTCTGGATGTGATTGAAATTATCCCGTGTTCGGATAAAGCTGTAAAATCTATTGAAAGTGTACCGGTATGGGCAAGGTAATGGAAGATAGAATAAAACAGTTTCTAAATATTGGCTTTGGCTCTGGCTCTGGCTATGGCTCTGGCTCTGGCTCTGGCTATGGCTCTGGCTCTGGCTCTGGCTCTGGCTATGGCTCTGGCTTTGGCTATGGCTTTGGCTCTGGCTTTGGCTCTGGCTATGGCTTTGGCTCTGGCTATAGCTCTGGCTTTGGCTCTGGCTATGGCTCTGGCGATGGCGTAAAATCCATAAATGGAAATCCTATTTATGTAGTAGACAATATACCTACTATTATCACAAATGTAAAAGGTAATATCGCAAAAGGTTTTATCCTTCATACTGACTTATCTCTTACTCCCTGTTTTATAGTAAAAAAGAATAATCAATTTTCTCATGGCAATACTCTACATGAGGCATTTGAATCTTTGCAAGAAAAGCTTTATGATGATAGTACAGAAGAGGAAAGGATCTTTAAGTTTAAAGAACATTTCTCTGACTTCTCTAAAAAGTATTCTGCTAAAGACTTGTTTATATGGCATCATATTCTTACTGGGAGTTGTAAATTCGGTAGGGAAATCTTTTGTAAAGATAGAAATATTGATATTAATAAAGATGAATTTACTATATATGAATTTATAGACTTAACTAAAGATTCATATATGGGTGAAATAATAAAGAAACTATTATGAAAAAAGTAATTTTAAAAAAGCTTATTCTTCAAAATTGGAGAAAACAAAACAAGGAAATATCTTTTAATGAAGATATTACTAAAGTATATGGTCAAAATAAAGCAGGAAAGTCCTCTCTCCGTCATGCATTCCTATGGCTTATTACAGGATATGATGGGGAAAATAGAATGAACTATAATTTGTTCGACAATACTAAAACATATACACCAGAAGATTCTCCTGCTGCTGTCGTTGAGGCTATCATCGAGGCAAATGGATATGAATATTCATTGAAAAAAACAGCCGAAGTAGGATGGATTAGACGTAGAGGAAGCAATTCTTATGAAAGAAAAGGAACAGATGATTATAAGTTCTTTATTGATGGAGTAGAGTTAAGTGCCGGGAAGTATAAAGAAAAGGTTGCAGATTTATTTTGTGATTTGGAAGTTCTTCGCTCTATTTTGGATATTAATTACTTTTTATATTTAGATTGGAAAGAACAACGTAAATATCTTGCTGTAATGGCAGGTGAAATAACAGACAACGACTTAACGGGTAATTACAAGGAATTATTAGAGCAGCTAGAGAAGTATTCACTCTCTGAATTAAAAGCCCGAATTTCGTCAGATATTAAACCTCTAAAAGACTCTCTTAAATCCCTTCCTCTTACGATAAAAACTTTGGAGGAAAATCTGCCAAATGTAGAAGAGGCGGAAAGTGCTAAGAAAGCCATAGAAGATTATAAAAATCAAATTTCGGATATAGATAAAGAATTACAAGGAAGTGCTGAATCTATTAAACCTCTAATAGAAAAGAGAAATAAAGATTTGCAAGAAATATCTGATTGGGAACGGAATATTAGAACTGAAAAAGAAAAATACGATGAAGAACAGAATAAGATTTCAGCTTCTATTCTTTCTAAAATATGTTCTTTAACAGAAGAGAATAAAAATATAGATAATAAAAACGAAGAAAACCGAAGAAAAAGAATAGTTTTATCTGATAAAATAAAATCATTAAATATAGATTTAGGAATTCTAAATGAAAGAAGAAATAATCTATTAACTAAATTGGATGAATGTTTGGAAAAGGAATTTTCAGCAGATAAATGTTCTTATTGTGGACAAACTCTTCCTTATGACAAATTAGAATTATTAAAAAAGGAGTTTTATAAACAAGTAGAAATAGAAAAAGAAAATATAATAAAAGAAGGGCTGAATGTAAAAGCAAGAATTGATGATATAACTAAAATAATTGCAGAATGTGAAGAGAATCTTGCTGATATTCCGACTACTCTTTTGGCGAAGAAAGATCTGTCTGCTTTACAAAAAGAATATGATGAAGTTCAACAAAATGTTATCCCATTTGAGCAAACTGAAAAATATAAATCATTAGTTAGCTTATTGGAAGAAAAGAAAAAGACAATAACAACTATTCCTGAACAAGATAATTCAGGTTTACTTTCCATGAAAAAAGCTTTGATGTCGAATATTGAAGAGGAAAGCAAAAAAATGGGACTTATTGATGAGCGCAAAAAACAAGAGAAAAAAATAGAAGAATTTAAGAAACAACTGAAAGATACTGCCAATGCTTTAGCAGAACAAGAAAAGTTAGATAATCAAATTAAAACATACGAAGAAGAAAGAGCTAAGATTATTTCTGATAGAGTAAATAAATTCTTCAAACGGTGCAATATTACCATGATGTCGCAGGATAAATCCGGTGTTTGGATTCCTGATTGCGTGATTACTGGAATAGATGGAGCAATTGCTGCTACATCAAACGGTGCAGAAAGAATACTTATTGGTATTGATATTGCAAATGCTTTTGCAGATTTCTTCAATGTAAGTTTGCCTCTGTTTGTTGATGATATGAATCTAATAGATTCTAGCAATGAAATAAAAACTTGCCATCAGTTAATCGAATTAATAGTAAATGATAGTAATAATGAATTAAGAGTTGAATAACATGGAAATAAATGAATTAAGAGTTGGGAATTATGTAAACTATAATGGATTAAATTTAGAAGTATATTCTTTTGAAAATAGATATCCAAGAAGTGAAAAGAGATACGACAATACAGTTCTTGTAGATTTGCTTTTTGATGGATTTATTACCGCAATATTACATGAAGTTAAAGGTATTCCTCTAACAGAAGAAATACTTTTAAATTGCGGATTTGAAAAAATAAATCATATTAATGGATATTCTTTTTATTCTTTTAATAGAAAGAGTTTAAAAGATATGAACGCTTACATGCCATTATACATATACCTTAACCCTAATTGTACTAAATTAGCTAATTTCACAGTTCAACAAAATGTAGAATATGTCCACCAATTACAAAACTTATTTTATGCAATTAATGGAAAAGAATTAAATATTAATCTTTAAAAGTAAAAGTTATGAATGAAATTTTTAATCGTGTTTATTTTAATGGTAGGGAACTTAGCTACAAGGTTGGTGATGTAGAAGTTATTAATGGTAAATTCCCAGAAGAATTCGAACTAAAAGGAGATTATCTGATAAATGCAGAAGATTTAGCTCTTATTACCGCATTAATATCTGAAAAGATGGCAGCGTATACTAGGAATTTGGGTTGGGGGGCACTCTCTTCTATTTATATTTGTGATGAGGATAATCTAATAAAAAAGATGGAAGAACAGCTAGAAAATTATAAAGAACGGCTAGATATGTTAGATAAAGAATGTAAAAAAGTAACTAACATTAAAAATAAAATAGATGATTTCAATAATCTTCCGTGGTATGAACGTATCTTTAAAAAAATAGAAATAGAAAAATGAATAACAATTTAAGTGTAAATGTAACTCTATCTGAACTGAATGGGGTTATCATAACTAATGATGAGGTGGGTGGGGTGGAGGAAAAAGGTATTTTTATCCCACTAAGATTTAATACAATATATAGGAACAGAAAAGGGGAGTACATACTGACATTGAAAGCTGTTGAGAAAAAACCTAATCAGTATGGTTATGTATACGGCTTACTTCCTAAAGCTTCCAAGAAAAAAAATAAAGAGCTTGAAATGTTAGGACAAAGTACTAATACTTGGTGTGGAAATATAATAAGAAGCACTGAATATACAAAAGTTAAAAAAAACAGAGTGTCAATAGATGATGCGTTAAAAAAATAACAATATGGAAAGGGCACTTAAATACAACTTAACACATAATTGACTATCTTTGCGTATGCAGCGAGTAGAACGACATATTATCATTGGAAATAAGAATTTGGATAATCTTTGCTTTTTATCCAAGAACTTGTACAACTACGTGAATTATCTGATACGTCAGGAGTTTACGCAGAATGGTAAAATGTTGTCTGAATATGAAGTTACTACAAGGCTTGCTAAAGAGAAACAAGATGACTATATCGCATTGCCTGCACAGACTAGTCAACAGGTAATTAAGTTGCTATTCAAGAATTGGAAGTCGTTTTTTAAGTTATGTAAATGCAAGGATAAGCTAAATGGTAGACCAAGATTGCCAAAGTATAAGCATAAAGAAAAAGGAAGAAATGTGGTAGTATTTACCTCGCAACAATGCAAGTTGAAGGACGGATACATCCACTTCCCGAAGAAAGCGAACATACAACCGTTAAGAACAAAGGTGACTAATTTGTGCCAAGTGAGGATTATACCTCAATGTAGTTGCCACATAATAGAAGTAGTATATGAAAAGGAAAGTGTTGAAACCACCGGACTAGAACCGGATTCTTATTTGAGTATTGATTTAGGATTGAATAATCTTGTAACTTCATACGATTCACTCAATTACAAGAGTTTTATCGTAAATGGCAGACCGTTGAAATCCATTAACCAATACTTTAACAAGAAAAGAGCATTACTCATGAGCTATATAGGGAACAGAGGTATGAGTAATAGAATAGGTAAGCTGACATTAAAGAGAAATTGTAAAGTAAATGACTATATGCACAAAGCATCACGTTTTATTGTAAACTATTGTATAGAACATCATATCGGTACTATTGTAATAGGAAACAATAAAGACTGGAAGCAAAACTGCAATATGGGAAAGAGAAACAATCAGAACTTTGTAAGCATACCATTTGAAAAGCTTATATCCATGATACAGTATAAATCCGAAGAAGTGGGAATAAGAGTAGTCATAACAGAGGAAAGCTATACTTCTAAAGTTGACCACTATGCCGGAGAAGAGATGTGTCACCATGATAGTTACTTGGGTAAACGAATAAAAAGAGGTCTATACCGTAGCAGTACAGGGAAAATCCTGAATGCTGACCTTAACGGAGCGATAGGAATTTTAAGAAAAGTATCTCACGAAAGCTATATGCAAGTAGTGAGTAGAGGTGGAGTGGAGACACCTTCGAGAATACTTATGTAGACTCGTAAATAAGTGCCATGATGAAATCTTTAACGGTTTAATCAACGAAGAGAAGAAGAAGAAGTAGATAATAAAATTTGCGATTGTTAGTTTTATATATTCACATTTTAAAAATATTATTATGGACAAATGGTTTTTAGGTTCTCTGAAATATGAAAAAGTAATGGAGAACGGGAAAGAAAGAAAAGTTACAGAAAAATATCTAATTGATGCCTTATCTGTGACAGAAGCAGAAGCTAGACTAATAGAAGAAATGTCTCCCTTTATCAGTGGTGATTTTTCGATAAAAGCTGTGGTAGATACAAAATACGCAGAAGTAGTTCCAAGCGATAATGAAGCTGATGATACTTGGTTCAAGTGTAAACTTGGGTATATCACCTTAGACGAAAAGACTGGGGCTGAAAAGACTACGACAACCAATATGCTTGTGCAAGCAGCAGATTTAAGACAAGCTGTAAAGAACTTAGATGAACACATGAAAGGTACAATGGCTGATTATAGAATCGAAAGTGTATCTGATAGTAAAATAATGGACGTTTATCCATATAATAGTAAATAATAATGGAAGCAATATATATTGAAGGTCAAATTACTACCATACTCCCCGAAAATAGAGGTATGGGACAGAAAGGTGAATGGGTTAGCCAAGATTTTGTGTTAAAGACAGAAGATAACTATCCTAAAAATATTTGTTTCACTATTTTTGGAGCAGACAAGATTAAAGAAGCGAACATTAGAATCGGAGATGTTGTTAGCATTGGAGTAAATCTTGAATCCAGAGAATTTAATGGGCGTTGGTATACAGCTATAAAAGCATGGAGTGTTAAGAGGAAATTTGAGGCACAGGCAGCTAAGCAAGCACCTCCTGCCCCAACACCACAACCATCTCAACCAACACAGAATTATTCATCAATTAATCAAAGTGCTGCCGATGCACTACCATTTTGAATATCTGATGTGTTACAGAAGTTTAAAGTTAATGGAATTGATGTAGAGATTATTGGATATAACAAATAATATCGCTATATTTGTGGAATGAAAGGGATAGTTGAAGGTAGCTCCTTCAATGAAAGGCTATACTGGTGGGCTTTCCCTTCATTCTTAATCATCAGTATCATTTAAAACCAGTATAAACATGGAAACATATCAGAATTTATCATTAGAAGATTTACCAAATGAATTTTGGAGAGATGTAGTCGGGTATGAGGGTATATATCAAGTATCTAATTTGGGAAGAGTAAAATCATTGGATAGATATGCTGAATATCCTAATTATACAAAAAGGATAAATGGTAGAATTATGTCTCAACAGGATAATTCTAAAGGATATTTAATAGTTAATTTAAGTCTTAATGGACTCACGAAAAAATTATATGTACATAGATTACTTGCCGAAGCTTTTATCCCTAATACCGATAATAAAATAGAAGTAAATCACATAGATTTAAATAAAAAAAACAATCTTATTTCAAATTTGGAATGGTGTACTAAAAAGGAAAATATGCGTCATGCACATGAAAATGGAGCTATTAAATATACTAAAGTATATCAATATTCTATTAATGGAGAATATGAGCAGGAATTTAATTCGTTATTAGAAGCATCTATTTTTCATAAAACAAGAAGTGGAGATATATGTAGGTCATGTAAGGGTGAAAGAGCAGTATGTAGAGGACATATATTTAGATATTATAAGAAAAATAAAATATATATACCTTCTAAAAAATTTAAAAGAGTTTTGATGTATAAAGGAAGTGTATTAATTAAAGATTTCCCTTCTACAAAAGATGCTTCTAAATATTTAAAAGTTAAGGAAAATTCTATTGTTTCATCTTGTCTTAGAGGATATAAATGTAAAGGTTATAATTTAAAATATAAAGAAAATGGAAAATAAGAAAGAACTAGTAAAGCCTGTATTGGTTGAAGAAAAAGCATTAGCAAAGATACAAGCCTATATGGAATTAGGCATGACAATCCCCGAAGGATTTTCACCAGCAAACAGTCTTAAAAAAGCTCGATTTATGTTGAATGACATGAAAGTAGGAGGAAAGCCTGTATTAGAAGTTTGCACGGAAGAATCAGTAATGCAAGCATTATTAGATTCAGTTGCTAAAGGATTAGATTTCTCGGAATCTCAAATATATTTTATTCCAAGAAATAATCAAATGACTACAATGGAAAGTGTATATGGGCGCATTGTAAGAGCAAAAAGAGCTTCCAAATATTACAAACCTATTGTTGGATATGTTCATGAAGGAGACATTTTTGATTTTGGTGTAGATATTCAAACAGGGTATACTAAAATAATAGAGCACAAAACTTCCATTGAAAATTTGGATAAACCATTTATTGCTGCATACGCTTATGTTACAGACAATGATGGGAATACAGATGTATTTGTTATGACACGAAAGGAATGGTTGAAATCTTGGACTAAATCTTCAAATGGAGCAAGCGTAGCAAAGGATTTTGAACGTGATATGATTTATAGAACAATTATCAAAAAATCCACGAAGTCATTAGTCAATTCTAATGTTAAATACATGGGCTTATCAACAGTAGATGATGACGATGATACTCCTTTAGCTGGGGATGCTGCCTCAATAATTGAGAAGTCGAAAGTAGGTGAGGTTGTAGAATATGAAGAAGTAACGGAAACTGTAGATGCATCCACATTAGGTAACAAAGAAGAACTTAATGGTGCAAATGCAGGTGACTCGGCAACAACAAAAGAGGAAAAGAAAGAACAAATTAAAGAACGTCCGTTTTAATCATGGATGATGAATATGAAATAGATTCTTCATGGGAAGAAATGTATCCTAATTGGATAGATGATGGAGCAGATATTTTGTAAATAAATCAACTTAGTCCCATTTTGTTTAGGTAGTAATACCTATTCGGATGGGACTTTTTAATTAGAAAAATATGAGTGAAAATTCAACAGACATAGTTCAAAAACTATTTGAATACTTATATAATAAATATCCAAACTTAAAAGTACAATGTCTTACTAGAGAGAATGGAGTAAGATGGCGACAAGATTGCCAATATATTGAGGATTATTTAGAAAAAGACATTCGTAATTATTTAGGGGATAATCTTCAAGAGTTTTTTTGGATAAGTAGTTATCAATATGTTTATGTGAATTAAGATTATGAAAAGAAGAATTGAAAATTTCCTCGCAAAATGTGTATGCAAAGGTATTGAATTGTATATGCGGAAGTATCGAATATACATGTCTAATGAGGAGTTGATTCCAATGACTGATGAACAGTTCAAAGAGAAATTGGTAAGTCATAATTTCCTAAATTTTGGTGATAATTATTTCGAACGATACGATAAATATAGAAATTATGAATTATCAGAAAAAAGAGAAATACATAAAGGAGACCAATTTCTATGTATCAAAGATGTAATAATGAGTGGTAAAGAAGATGATATTGCTTATTTTCAAGGGGAAATATACTTATCAGAAAATGATGGTTGTATAACTGATGAATATGGTGATAAATCTCATTGGTGGATAAAAGAGGAAGAGATTAATAGTTATTTTAAAAAGATACAACCATGAACGTAGATGTAACAGTTAGTGTTAATATACAAGATTTATTTAATTCCATGTCTGTAAAAGAAAAAGCAGAGTTTTGTGATATAGCCCTTGACTATCTTGACGACAGCGAACTTATAGACGTATTGAAAAATAGAAATTGTGATTGGAGTTATTTTGGATTAAAAGAAGAATGATATGACGGCAAAGGAGTTATTAAGTAAGGTAGAAGATATAGAATCGAAACTATATTATGATATGGGTAAGTATCGACAGTTTACTATTGATACAGTTGATGATATTATAGATGAATTGAATAATCATATTCAAGAGCCTTCCCAAGTTTTAACAGATGAAGATGTAATAGGGAGTTTAATATATAAAATTGAAAGTATTATGGGAATATGTGATTCAAGCCTATTGGATTACCAAATATTTGAAGAATTACTTTATTTAATGAAGGAGGATTAATTATGGAAAAGAAAGTTGCAGGAAGCGTAATCATTAACATTTCAGACCAAATGGCAGCTAATAGATTAAAAGCGTTAGAAATAGCTCTTACACTAACAGAACATACAGATTGGAATCCTATTTCATTTGAAAAAGATATTTATGAAAAGGCAGAAGAAATATTAAAATGGGTTTATGGCATATCTGAAAATAGCGGGAAGTAGCAGTAAAGGCAATAGCTATATTCTTGAATGTAATAATGAAATCCTTTTAATTGAAGCAGGTGTATCTTTTAAAAATAAGATACTTCCGGCTATAAATTGGGAAGGAGGTAGGGTGGTTGGCTGTTTAGTCAGCCACCGATGAAGTCATTCAGACCATTCTTTAGATATTCCTAATTTAATATTAAGAGCAATATCCGTTTATTCAAATAAAGAAACAAAGTCTATATTTCCTGACGTAGTTGAACTTTCTATTAAAACTAAATATCGTATTGGAGGTTTTGAAGTACAATGTCTTGAAGTTCCTCATAATGCACAATGTTATTCATTTATAATAGATTGTCCTGATGGAATAAGGATTTTGTTTATAACTGATTGCTCTTATTTTAAATATAAGGTGAAAGATGTAAATGTTTTAATGATTGAAACTAATTACAGTAATGATGTGATTGTAGATAATGCGATACATGATGAATGGTCGTCTAGTGCATCTGAAAATCACTTATCATTGGAACAGGCTATTGAAGTTATTAAAAGACATAAGTCTCGTAATTTAAAGACAGTCATAGGGCTTCATCTAAGTAATCAAAATAGCGATGAAAAAAAGTTTGGTGAGAGAATATTTGAAGAGACAGGATTTAGAGCTATATTTGCAGATAGCGGTATCACTGTAGAACTAAAAAAGGAGGAATTTTAAATGGCAAATCCTAATTACTTTAAACTTAGAGACTATCTACAATCTTTAATAGATATGACGATAGAAGCGGAAAATAAAAATTCTATATACTATTATTTCCCTATTGATTCTAGGGATTTAGCAAAGAATATGGAATTAATAAAAAATGGGTATAATAAGAATATACTACCTGTTAATTTATTATGGCAAATAATGGATAAAAAGAAAAATGAAGAATGATGGGATATGGAGAATAAATGTTACATAGGTATAGACCCCGGAAGTATTGGATATATTGCAATACAAGTAAATGGAGAATGGACTCACATGAGCCTAAAAGATAATGATTTCTATCAAATATCAGATATGCTTGAATATTTAAAATCTAAATATTCAAATATTGTAGCAGGTCTTGAATACGTTCATGCTATATTTGGTAGTAGTGCAAAAGCTACATTCTCTTTTGGAGAGATATATGGGAAATTACAAGCTTTGCTTATAGCTCATAAAATACCTTATCATTTGATTGCACCTAAAACTTGGCAAGCGGAGGTATGGCAAAACAGTGATATGGTGGTAACATATAAGAAAGTTAAGCTCAAAAATAAAGAGATTAACAAGAAAGAAGTGAATACTAAAGCAACATCAATCAATGCCGCAAAACGTCTTTTCCCTGAATTGGATTTTAGACGCACAGAAAGATGTAATAATATTGATGATAACAAGGTGGATGCAACTTTAATTTGCGAATATTTAAGGAGAAAGAACCTATGACAACATCAAAAAAGAGATATTTCTTGTTCCCTTACATAGCTATAAATAACAATGAATATGTATATGGGAGACAACTATTTACAGTTACAGGTCATTTGTCAGTACCGCAGGTTGAAGATTATATAAAAATGGTAAAAGGAATGAAAAATGTAGTAATTACGGGTATCTTTGAAATGTCAGAAGATGATTATTTGGCAAGTAATATAATTGAATGAAACCATGAAAGATTTGATAATAATGATTGTAGCCTTTGTAATTGTTGCTGCATTTGTTGGACACATGGAAATAAATTTATCTCCATTTAGTATCAAACTACCAATGTGGCATAGAGTAGTATGTATGATTCTACTTCTTGTTACATATATACTTTGGAATTTTGGAGAAAGACAAGATGCCTATTCGAAAGGATTACAAGAAGGTATTAGAATAACTTTGGAACAAATTAAAGAAAAAAATGGAAAATAAAAATATTTATATATTAGAAGCATCTGCTTATCATTGGGCGAAAGACGAACATATCTCTTTGTTAGAACAAAAACAATGGATCGGATATGGAGATATAGGCAAAGACAAGTTGGAAAAAACAATGAAACAAATAGCAAAGCTATGGCAAGAAGTTTATATCGACAACAGAGATGATACGCAGGTTATAATCCATTTGTATTCTACCGTTCAAAGCAATGGGTTAATATTGAAAGATGACGTTTGCGATTATAAAATAATTGGAGGTAAATAGCAATGAATACAACCTTTGAAAAATCGGCTAATACCACTGATGAATGGTACACGCCAAAGGAAATTATAGACGCATTGGGAAAGTTCGATTTAGATCCATGCGCTCCGGTTAAACCGCTTTGGCAAACAGCTACACAAATGTACAACAAGAACCATGACGGATTAACTAAAGATTGGGTAGGTCGTGTTTGGCTAAATCCACCTTACTCCCGTCCTCTAATAGAACGTTTCGTTAAACGTCTGGCAGAGCATGGAAACGGAATCGCATTACTTTTCAATCGTTGTGATTCAAAGATGTTTCAAGATATCATCTTTGAAAAAGCAACAGCGATGAAGTTTTTGCGTAACCGGATTAGGTTCTTCCGGCCTGATGGGACTCGTGGAGATTCTCCCGGTTGCGGCAGTATCCTAATAGCTTTCGGTGAAGATAATGCCGAAATATTAAGAACTTGTAATATTGCAGGGAAATATGTACGAATAAATTAAAGATTATGAAAGAGAAGCAAATAAGAGTAATTGTAGCTTGCGAAGAAAGCCAGGCTGTATGCAGTGCTTTTAGAAAACTAGGGCATGAAGCTTTTTCTTGTGACATTCTTCCTTGTAGTGGAGGACATCCTGAATGGCATTTCCAAGAGGATATATTTAAGGTTTTAGAGAGAGAACCTAAATTCGATTTAATGATTGCGCATCCCCCATGTACTTTTCTAACAGTGACGGGGAATAGATGGTTTAATGAAGAAAAATATGGAGAAAAAGCTATAAAAAGAAAAAAAGACAGAGAAGATGCAATTAATTTCTTTATCTCTTTATCTAAAATGGATATTCCTTATATCGCAATAGAGAATCCCATAGGGATAATGAGTACTGTATATAGAAAGCCCGATCAGATTGTCCAGCCTTATATGTTTGGTGATGAAGCACAAAAAAGCACTTGTTTATGGCTAAAAAATCTACCTTTATTAAAACCAACCCATATTGTAGGTAAAGGAGAAATTATAAAATTTAAATCAGGAAAAAGTATGCCAAAATGGTATGCGGAAGCTTTTTATAAATGCAAAACAAAAGAAGAGAGAAGTACTTTACGATCTAAAACTTTTCAAGGAATTGCTAATGCAATGGCACAACAATGGAGTGATTTTATTATTGAATACAGTGAGTTAGCAAATTTATGTCATGAGCAGTGAACAGATTGAAGAGCTTCTTCGGCTAACGAAAGAAAACAATGAAATGCTTGCTAAGATAATCTCACACATAGAAAAAATCACCGATGATGATTATTTAGCCAAGCATTTACTTCAAGAATTTATCAATAACGTTGTAGCCGACTTGTTTGCAGACATGCTCCTTCAACCAAAAGGGAGAGGTCATATCAATTCGGAAGAAATAAAAGATATTATTAATCAGTTAAAAATGTAGCTTTATGACAATAAGTACAAAATATGATATTGGAGATATGGTTTGGTTTATGTATGACAATATCTGTGTATTAAAGAAAGTTGAAAATATAAACATAGACGTATATCACAAGTATGTCCAATATATGTTTGATGAAAATAGTATATGGTTATCTGAAAAGCATTTGTTTTCTACAAAAGAGGAACTTCTAAAATCATTATAGTAATATGACAATAGGAAACTTTTTGGCATTCATTATAGGACTGTTTATCGGTCGTGTCTTAACTTATCTTGGAGATAAAACTTATAAGTTCTTAAATAGACCAAAGAAAAAATTAGAGAATAAAGAACCATTAATCTTTGATGGAGTCGATGACTTTGTTAAATGCGCAGAAAAGGGATTGAAAGATTACACTGTTATCAAAGGAGAAAGTTGGTCAGCAGGAAAAGGACATAGCCATATTATTATTTTAGAAAATAAGGGATATGAAAAAAGATGATTTACGATGGCTTATCCCAAACATAATAAGTCTAATATCTATCATCATAAGTCTAATTGTTATATTAAGAACCGTATGAATAATCAAGAAATAATAGAACTATCAAAGAAATATGAAGATCGAAAATACTTCGAGAAAGACCCTGTTTCTTTCCTTTGGAAGTATAAAGACAAGCGAGACATTGAAGTCGCAGCAGTAATCTGTTCTATCCTAGCTTTCGGCAACCGTCAACAAATCTATAAAGCTTGCGAAAAGACATTGGCTATTATGGGAGATTCACCATACCAATGGATTATGTCTAAAAAATATCCAGTACACATTGGAGATGATGGTTGTTGGTATAGAATACTCAAAAAGTTTGACTTTTCAAATATTTGTTATTTTCTAAGACAGATATATGAAAAATTTGATTCACTTGAAGATTGCATAATTGATGCAATGAATAATAATGAATTTACCTCACATATTGAGGTTTTAACGGCTATTTTTATTGGATGCAATGGAATACCCCAAAATACCAAATCGTGTTGTAAACGACTTAATTTAATGCTAAGATGGTTGGGTCGCAAAAATAGTCCTATAGATGTAGGAATATGGAAGTCATTAGACCAATCAAAACTTCTTCTTCCACTTGATGTTCATTCTCTTAATACCCTAAGAGAAATCGGAGCAATCAAGAGAAAGAGTAATGACATGAAAACAGTCATAGAAGCAACCGAGTGGGCTAAAGAAATTTGTCCTAATGACCCAACATCTCTTGATTTCTATTTATTTGGAAAATCGTATGAAGAAGCGCATCCCGAAGAGTTTGAAGAGCCAGAGGAAGTACCAATGAAGCCTAACCAGATATTGCTGGTAAGTGTTTATCAGGTAATGGCTCTCAATGAAATGTGCAACTGTTGCGTTTTGGATATTGAACCATCAATTAAAAATAAAGATAAAGAAACCAAGAAACTATTTTATGCCGCAAAGAAAAGGGTAAATTGGTATCAAAAGGAAGTTAATAACCTGACTATTTCCAGTGGAACAGTTTATGCAGACTTCAACGATAATTTAGACGTTTACATACAGCCTCTTTTATTCAAATATCGTCAAGCTTTAGAGGATTATCTATCTACAATTAAAGGTGTCGAAAATCCCTATTTTGCATCATTGGTAGAAGTTGCTCGCTCAATGACTAAACTTTCTATCACCGAAATATCAAACAGAATAAAAGAATGTATTAAATTTGCGGAAGATTCGATTGCTCTAAGACATTATAAGCAGAAAGAATTATTGGACATTATAAACAATCTTGTAAACTGGGTGTTTAGAAAAGCAGAAGATATAAACTACAATGATAGCTCTGAATGTGTAGAAGCATATAAGAATCTAGTAGACGCATATCAAAACCCAAACATTATTGGTGAATGTATTATTAAAGCTCAACAATTAAACGATAAAGAAGATGAAAGTAAAATTTAAGAAAATGCATCCAGATGCAAAGATTCCAGTAAAACATTACGATGAAGATTTTTGTTATGACTTATATGCTACTTCATGCGAAGAGATAGCTCCTAATGTATGGAAATATGGTTTGGGATTAGCATTTCAGATTGAACGTGGTTATGAAATCATTGAAACTGAATATTCTAATGTATTGGACAGACAAAATGTAGCATTCCATTCAGTTGTAAATATGAAGAACTCTCCGTTAAAATTTTCTATTGATTTCCGCCCTCGGTCAAGTGTTTGGAAAACTGGGATGGTATTAAGTAATTGCGTTGGTACTGTTGATGAACTTTTTCGCGGAGAAGTATCAGCAGTATTTTATCATGTAATGCCTAACATGCCTAAATATAAAATCGGAGATAGAGTTGTTCAATGTAAATTTGGTTTTACTTTGCCTATTGAATGGGAAGAAGTAGAAGAATTGTCAAAAACAGATAGAAATGAGAATGGATATGGAAGTACTGGCTTAAAATAAATGTCATGGGATTTATTCAAAAAGCTTTTTTAAGAGCAAACAACAAGAAAATATTAGATAAACTAAAGGAACTTGGTTATCATATTTGTCCTTGCTGTTATTTTGATAGAGCTGTATGGATTCATATATGTATTCCTACCCAATCTATTCATGGCGTTGGTTATCCTGATGAGTGTTATAATCTTTCATTAGAGGACGAATTGAAACGTTTTTTATCAGAAAGGGAAGAAAACGATATTGATTGCGGTGAAAATGAAAACTTATTCTATTTTATTGCTGCACTCCGAGATGATACCGATGACAGACAAGTCTTTACTAACAGTAAAGGAGATTGGGGTATATATCATGATAACGAATTAGAAGGAGGATTATCAGAAATCGAATTTTTGTATCCACCCAAAGATAATGATAAAGATTATTATCATAAGGCTAGTGTTGAAGAATTAATTTTGTTGTTTAAGAAATGAGTAATACTGGACATAAATGGATATACCGCAAAATAATACCTCGTCTTAAAAACCCGATAAGGTATAAGGTTCGTGTATATTACGGTGCTAAAAGTATTGATGTCGGCATGTTTAGAACATTAGAAGATGCTCTGAAAAGACGTAATCAATATATCAAAGATAATAATATAAGCGAACTTGCATTGAAGAAATATAATACACGTAATGAAAATAAAGATTGAATATGGAAATAAAATTAAAAAGAAGATTTAAAGGAACGAATTATACTATTGGTTCTCTTTTTATAAATAATGTATATGAATGTGACACTATCGAAGATACAGATAGAGGACTAAGCAATGAGATGCCTTTGTCTGTTATTCAAACAAAAAAGGTGTATGGGAAAACCGCTATTCCTACGGGAACTTATGCAATTGACATGAATATTGTTAGTCCTAAATTCAAAGATAGGATATGGGCTAAATTCTGTGATGGTAAACTTCCTAGATTATGTGATGTTAGAGGATTTGAAGGAGTATTAATTCATGTTGGAAACAAGCCGGAAGATACGCTAGGTTGCATTCTTGTTGGACAAAATAAGATTAAAGGACAAGTCATTAATAGTACTGAAACATTCACCAATCTTTATAAAAAAATGGATGCAGCACATAAAAGAGGTGAGAAAATTGTAATTACGATAGAGTAAGAAGAGGGGCTATTTAGCCCCTTCGCTTTTTAGTGATTGCAACTCCATAATTTCATTTGTAAGTTGAAATCTTAATTTCTCAAAATCACAATGAGGTAAATCTCTCACTAAATCATTGATTGCCTCATTAATCATGTAATTCTTACGTATGATTGCCAATTTGACAGCATCATATTTTACTCTTTTTGTTTTCATAGGCTATCATTTTTCAGACTTCAAAAGTTGCTCTATTTTCTCTTCTGTAAATCCAAATTGCTTAGCAAATTTCATAAAAGACTTCTTTTGCTTTTCGGGAATAAGTGCAAACATAGAGTTGATAGGTTTATCACTCTGTAATGCTTTCTTGAAATCTTTGTTTTTCATATTATCATTTCTTTATTCTACAACAATCACATAAATATTTCTTTGCCGAATCCCATGTCTTATCTATGATGTAATCACCTAAATATTGTATTTCCTCACCATGAGGACTTATATCATAAGTAAGGCATATATGGTCTGCTAAGTGTCCTGATTCATGAGACCAAGTTTTTTCAAACTCTTTTGCACTGCTCGTTCTACCTATAACAATTACACTTTTATGCGCTAAGTGATTAGAAAATGTAAGTCCGTTATTATATCCACATGTAGTTAGATTTTTATAAGCTCTTTTAAGAGACTCTTCTCCACATTCGATATATTCTAATTCTTCTATTACATCTTCAAAATATTTGCAAGTATAATCATAAAAGATAGTGACAGTCCAATCGTATTTAGATAAATATATTGTTTTTATTTCCATAACATTAAAAAAAGGCACATTTTAAGTGCCTAAAATTAAAGCATTTCTCTCCAATTTAATGCTGTACCATTACCCATACATAAAGCGAAAAAATATCTGAAAGGCTTTTCTGTACCAACTCCTGCATCTTTGTCATCTATATAATCTTTAATTGCTAATGCCAAATGCTGCTCATCGGAAATAGAACTACCCCAGTTATCACTTTTAAGCATGTTGCATACATACCAACTATTAGAGCCATTGTCTAATTCTAATGTGACACCATATCTGGTTAATAGCTCTTTTACTTTTTCTTTTGGCACAGGAATGTATGGATTATCATCTTTATCTTTCATTTTAGAAATAGCAAATTCTGCCATTTTCTCACTAAAATTAAACCCATAATTTTGTAGATAAATCCGCATATCTTCCGGGATATTATCATATAAATCAAAGCTTGCTCCTTTTTTCATATCTTTTAGTATTAAAGGGGGACTATTATATCCCCCTTAGTTTGTATTAGCGACGACGACGACCACGACCAGAGCCTCTTACACCTCTGCGTTCTCCCATCATTTCTTCATCATCGTATTCATCGTATCTATTCCCGTAAGAACCACCACGACTACCACCACCATAAGAACCGCCTTGTCCGCTACGTTCTCCCATTGATTCCATTTCGTCCCAAAGGGTTTCGAAATCTTCTTTTAGGCATTCAAGACTCTCTTTGAAGTCCTTAAAGGCTTTTCCTAATCCGCCTTTTCTTTCGCCTTCCATTATTTCAATCATTCCCATAATATTATTATTTAGAATTTGTTGTTTTGGGTTTATTAGACGTATTCATTTCTATCAAAAGAGATTTTATATCTCCCAATCCATCTTTTACGGATTTAACCTCCTGTTCCAATGAATTAATCCTATCTTCTTGTTGCTTCTCTTTAGCAAATTGAGGATTTAGTTCTTTTAAAATACTATCACAAGATTCTATAACAGACTTATGATATGGAACGCTTTCTACAATTTGCTTACTAGTTTGTATCATTGCTTCAACTTCCGAAATGATAGCCTCCTTCTTTTCGGAAACAATCACATTTGGATAAGCGAACATTTCACCATTTGCTGGTAATTTTTGAAAGTCTAAAACTTCCTCGCCACATCTTACCTTAATGTCAATAAGCATTTCTGGTTGAGGACTATAAGGTATTGACGGATTATAAGTAGGATATTTAGGGACAGGTGAACTTACAGATTCAATCTGCCCTATCTTAACTGTTGGTCTTTCTCCTTTAGAAAGAACATATATAAAACCACCTTGTCTACTTGATGAAAACATATAATAAACTTTTAATTTGTTTTACATAGACGGGATTTTACTCCCGTCTATAGATTCACTTACTTGCTACTGATGTAGGTGCAGGGGTTGTTCCGCCTGTCTGAAAATTGACAAAACGTATAATCCCTTCTCTTTTATTGATAAAAGCAAATACTTCTTTTGAGTTTGTTATATCAGAACCAATAACATTTGAACTGTTATGGTCTATAACATTTACTTTACTTTCACCATTATTAGAAGAAGAACTCCCTACATTTGTACTATTATTGGACGTTGGAATAGCAATCGTTACAGGCAGTGCTTCACCACCTGTTGGAACTGCTTGATTAACTTGCACAGTCACATAACATTCACAAGGAAGCTGATTATACAGACATTTATCAATCCCATAGTCTACACTCGTCTCTGATAAGGCTACGTTTGTTGTCGGCAACTCAAATATACAGAGTTGTTTCAAACAAGAACGTTGTCTTGTCGGAATAGCTGGACCGGGACCACCTACCCACCAATATGGATTGAACGGATTTAAAGGATTACCATACATAGATACCTCCTTTCTTAACAACCGCAGTTAGTGTAAGGAGTAACCCCCATACTTACAGGCACACTATAGTTTACAGGAATCATACTTCCCATTGCTGGAATGTATGGAATTGTTACTGTTTCAGGTTGTTTACATTCAATTTTAGCCAATCGAGCACTTAAATCACTAAGAGCAGCATTTACAGGCGCAATAGTTTGAGCTTGGAAAGCTTGAATATTTCTTGTCTGTGCATCGTTAGAAATTTGAGCAAGCAAAGTACTCTTATCTTCACGAAGCTTGTCAATTTTATCAAGCAAGTTCTGATTCTGCATAGCATCCAATTTAGACAAGATAGCTTGCGTATTGGCAGTTGCTCCATCACGTAAAGCCAAAGTGTTCTGATTTGCAGTGTTAACCAATGTATTGGTCTGATTGCAAATAGACAACTGATTTTCATAACCTTGCGTAGTAATAGCATTCTGTGTCTTGCAGCAACAATCTGCAATAGCCTGTGCAATCTGACAATTTCCAGATTGAATGCTATTGATAATTTGTTGGCTTGACATACCCACTTGATTACCAACACCTTGAATTTGTGTCATAACGCCATTAATAGACTGTTGAATTTGTCCAACCGAACAATTCAAATTGGTAGCTAAAGTGTTAATAGCCTGACCATTTCCTTGAATAGCACTCATTAGTAATTCCCTTCCTGCATCATTGTTAATCAAATTTGGAATACCAGCGACACCATATCCGCCACCATTTCCACCATCGTTACCACCATTATTACCCCAACCATTACGACCGAAAAGAGGGAAAAGGAAGAACAAGAAGATAATCCATAAGAACCATGAGCCATCTCCACCAAACCCGTTTCCATTTCCTTTGCTATTCAAAGCCATTAACAAGTTAGGATCAATACCTTTCTGCTGCAAAAGTGGAGCAAGCATAGCCATCATTCCACTTCCGCTTCCACTCCCTGCATCAGGAGTATAAACAACTGTTTTTGATTCCATAAAAAATACATTTAATATAGTCCGACATTGAACTATGCAATAAATAAGGTGAAAACTACAGAAATATACTACGCAGTATTTTATAGTATATATCACGTTAAATACCAACTGTATATGAAATATTCCCGAATATATTTGGAAGGTAGTGTACTAATTAGTACATTTGTGTCCATAATAGTACACTATGACTTTAGAACTTGATGTAGCAAAGAAAATAGATGAGATTGAGAAAATAGTCTGCACTCATTTTGGAGTGACAGAACAAGAACTTGTAAATAAAGAAAGGATGGAAAATGTCGTATCGGCTAGAGCTTTCCTTTTTTATATATTACATTATAAGTTGGAAATGTCTCCATTGACAATTAGTAAAGTATATCCAAGACAACCTCGATCTATAAAAAAAATGTGTGCTAAAATAAAGAATGGATTGAAATTTCACAAGGTATATACTTCTATTTATGAAGATTTACTGAAAAAAATAGAACCAATTCTACCAAAAGACTTAGACAAATTTTGGAATAGAGAAAATTAGTACTATATTTGCAGCAGAAAGTTAGGAGCAAAGAATGCAGATAGTTGGAGCTACCTGCATTGCAAAAAGAGATTAATGTTTAATAATTCGGTTTCTAATTTGAGTTCTAACTCGTACAGTACGTACAATGCGTACGAGTCTATTTATTATGGTTGTCTTATTTATATATAGGAGTGGTCTAGAAAACATACTCCTATATTTTTGTATAGAATAGCTATTAAATAAGAAAAGCCGGAATTTACTCCGGCTAATCCTTCCTGAAAACAATATTATGTTAGTACTTTTATTGATGCCCCACCGTTAGGATGGTCGCCACTGTATGTAATAACACTTGCCAATCTATCATCTATGCTTCTCAAAAGTTTAGTTTGATTTGCAAGCTCACTGTACATTGGGTTCTGCAATGGGTCTAAGCTAGTAAATGCAGCAAAGAAATTGTTGATAACCATATTGGTGTCTGCGACAAAATATCTCATTGAATTAAGATAAGCTTCAATAACATTAGCGGTTTCTTCCGTCACACCTTGAATACCTTTGTTAAGAGTAGAGCCATTGTCCTCTCCACCAGTAATTGGTACACCGAAATTCTCTGATATTGTTTTGAAATACTCATTTAAAGCAGGCATCTTTTCTTCAATTTGTTTCTGCAACGCTTTTAATTCATCATCAGATAAATATGAATCCGAACCGATCATATTATTCAGATTATTCATTATTGGTTCTAAGAATTTTTCTATTCCTCTTAGAGCCAACTGTTTCATAATTACATTATTGATATATTCATCCCATTTATCTTCTAATGCTGTTAATCCATCACCTGTTTCTTTATAGGCTTCTAGCCAAGCAGATGCAAATTCTTCTGCGGCAGATTTCATGTCTGCTCCGCTACCAAAACCTCCTAATTCATTAAGTTTTTGACTCCTAAGTTCATCTGCCTGTTCTTGCAAATCAATTATAGCTTCTTTCCATTCATCTATTCTATCCCAATCTGTATCTTTCTTATCTTCTTCGGCAGCTATCATGTTTTGATAGCTCTTGATTTGGTCTTGAATATTACGTTGAGCATTTTCAGTACTCATATTCAGAGTATCAATAGTATATGCATTTTCTATTGCATTACCTAATCTTTGATAAGCCTTTTGAAGCTTTTCTACTTGCTTTATTTCCTTTTGAATGGTTTGCTCTCTTCTAGCATCATGTTGCTTATTTAATGTTGTGAAAATAGATGTTATAGAGCCAACCGCATCGGCTACTGCTCCGGCAATATTACCACTCTTGAAATTATTCCAAGAGGACATAACTTTTTCGTTTACATTACCCAATAATTCTCCTGCTTGTGCCGCTTCTCTCCATCCTCCTTTGGACGTATCAACGCCTTGTGATTCTTGAAGTTCTTTAAATTGATTCATTATGTCAATGGTAGCGTTGATAGATTGATATATTCCTGTAACTATCTTGTCAATCATTGACATGGCTGCACTCATTCCACCCTGTATCTGTCCCATTTTACCGGATATGTTAGACAGTTTACCTTGTGAAATGTTCAATTTATCATTAGAATTATTTAAAGCACTATTAGCATCTTGCAAACTCTCTGTAGCTGCTATAAGGTCATCTTTTGCGGACGCATCTATTCCAATTCTACCTCTAGCTTGTTCGGCTTCTGTTTTTGCGCTTTCAAGTCTATCTTTAGCAATTTTCTGTTCTCTCAACAGTTGATTATATCTTTCTGTTTCTGCATTAAATTCCGCTTGTAGTCTTTTTAGTTCTCTAAATTCTGCAAAAGCATTTTTACTAAACGGAGATTTAATCTGCTTTAATCTGTCTTGTATCTTATCTATCAAATCTGTATATACTTTCAAATCTGATGCATTTAGATTTCCGGCAGAAGAGTTTATAAGCTCCTGCATTCTAGCTATCATTACTTCTAATTGAGAAGCAGAATAAGCGGATAAGTCCCCCATAGCTTGAATATATTCAGGAGTTTCTTTGAACTTATCTGTATTAATCTTGCTAACTTCCTTATTTACTTTCTCTGTGACATTTTTAACGACTGTCGCATATTGTTCGGCATTCAAGCTTCCTTTATTAAAGAAATCAGTGGCAAAGCTGATTTCCAGTGCTCCTGAATTTTGTACTTGTTTAACCTTGTCTACAGATTGTTCTAAATAATTATACAATAAATCAGAACGTCTTTTAAGTTCGTTCTTTTGATTATCAGTTATTTTTTTCTGTATCTTGAAATAAGAATCAAGTTCTTTTTCTCCTAATTTTGTAACATCGGGATATTTTTCCTCTAACGCTCTAGCTATATCGTCCAACGTAGTTACATCAATGCCAAACAGATTTTGAATCAGATCTTTAGGAACACCTTTAGCCTCCAATTCGATATACAGTTGATAACTATTAAACATTGAGTCCATTTGACGTTCAAATTCACTGATATTATCAAGAGTCGCTGAAACTGTAATTTCTGAACGTAATTCACCAATGGTATTTTGCCAACTTCTCTTTAATGCTTCCGCAGATTTACCACTAATAGTATTAGAAATGGACTCCATCTCATTAGCTATCGAAGCCTTATCAAATTTAAGTTTTAATGGCTTATTGAATAATTTTTGATAAGCTGTTCCAAAAGATGAAGTTATAGTGCTTGTAGCATCTTCTTCTCCCATTGTCTGTCTTAGCTTCTCATATTGAGATTGCATTTTTTTCAATAAGTCTAATTGAGCCTTTATCTTACGTTCATAGGCTGTCTCTCCGGCTTTTTCGCCTTTCTTATCCGTATATCCAAAAAGTTTAGCTAGAGCTTGTTGAGCCTCCCCAGCTGATTTTGCTAACTGAATTGCGACTTTTTGATTCTTGTCTATATGAGGTGCAAGATTCTCAACTGAATTGGCATTTTCCTGCGCTGCTTCAATTAAGGCTTTACCAGCTGCAAAAATTTTATCTCTATATTCTTCTACATCTGTTTCTGCTGTAACAATTGGTAATTTTAAAGCGTTTTTCCCTTTTATTTCAGGCTTATTATTATATTCATTTACATATTCAGATAGTTTTTTTTGCAGGTCGGTCATTTCTTTCTCGACATCCTTTTCGTCATAAGAAATACTAATACCTAAATCTTGTTTTATTCTATTTTTTAAAAAAAAGCGTGCAAAATTGCTTTCCGCCCCGGCAGAAGATTTTATAAATGTTGCCATTCTCTTTCCTAAATCTTCTTGTTGCTCTTTTGATAAAGCTTTAAATTCAGCTAATGTAATATTTGCTTCTTTAAGAGCGTTATCTCTTAAAGAAACATAACTTTTGTTCATCTCCTGCATTTGAACTACTCTATTTTCATTAGCATCTTCTAAGCTATTTAAAGAATCTTCTGCATTTTTTCTAAGTGTATTTAATGTACGATTAGAAGTAGATGTATGTCGAGATATAGCCTCTGAATAAGATATTAAAAGTTTAGTTTTTTTCTCAATATTATCATTGCTATTTATAACTAATTGAGCATTTTGTTTTAAATAATCAGGGATTTTACTATCAGTCTTAAAAAGATAATTTAATTCAGAAGTTAAAGCTTTATATGTGTTTTTTAAATCAGTAGAGGCTTTTTTCTGTTTATCTAATGACGTTGTATAAGCTTCTGCTTGTTCTTTAAAGGATTCGCCAATTAATGGAACATCTGCTTGCATTAATTTATTTAATACAGAAGTTCTTTCAAGTTCATCATTGTATTTTTTTTGTTCAGACGCTAATGATTTTATACCTTCTTTATTTTGCATTACCTTTGCGTATACTTCGGGATATTGCGTTTTTAGTATATTTAAAAGTTTCTGCGTTTTTTCTCTTTCTTCATTAGCTTTTTGTTCGGCTTCTTTATATTCTTGCGTTCCCTTCTTTACGTTTGATAAAGAGGATTCTGCATCTTCTTGTGCCTTAACTTGCTTCTCTATTTTATTTGTTAAAGATTCAAGATTGCTTTTTTGAGTATCTATTTGATTATTTAAAACATCGTATGTAGCACGAGTTTCGTCAAGTCTTTCTGTTAAATCTTTTAGATAGAAGATAGTTCCTGCAATAGCTGTAGCTACAAGAATCCACGGGTTTGCCTTTACAAAATTAAATGATTTTATTAGAGCATTTGTAGTATACCCAATAGCTTTAGTTAATCCACCTTGTGCTATCATTGCTTCGGCTGCCGATACGCCAATCTTTCTATTCGCTGCTGCTGCTATTGCAGCTTTTATAGAATATGTAACAAAAACTGCGCCTGCGGTATTTAATGCTATTGCAAAATCTCTCCATTGTGCAACTATAGTATTTAATATATTGATAAATCCTTTCAAAACTCCATCATTAGCCTTTCCTATCTCATTAAACATAACATCAAAGTTATCTTTAAGATTGGAAATCATACCTGCCAATGTCTCGGCTTGGATTTCTTGCATGTTATAAAATATACCTCCTGCTGACGTAATCCGTTTAAAAACTTCTTCTACATCACCAAAGGCAACCATACGTTTAGTTATTCTAGCTTGGACTTCACCAACAGATACCATACGACCCTCTAGTTCTGTATACATAGTGGCAAGCTCTTGAAGCAATCCGACACCAGCTTCTGTAAATTGTCTTACTTCTGACGCACGTAAATAATTAGCAGCTTTTACTTGCCCGTATGCAAGAATAAGACGCCCCATGTCTACACCTAATCCTGCTGATACGTCAGCAAGCATTTTGGTCGTATCATATAGTTTATCAGCTTCAATTTTATATGCTGCTAATTGTTTTGTATAAGTTACCAATTCTTTCACTTGGAATGGTGATTTAACAGCTAATGCCACTGTTTTTTCCCATAAAGCGTTTGCCTCATCTTTGTTTTGCAAAATTGCTTGCAATGCTCTTTGCTGTAGTTCAAATTCTCCTCGTACAGAAACTAGCTTTTCCACATATCCCTGTATAGCTGAAACGCTAAATAATAATGCTATTTTCCTAGTTAATTGATCGGTAGTATTGAGTACACTACTTTGAGATCTTTTAACTCGTTCCATACTTTTTGCAACATTATCATTTGCTTGTTGAAGCCGTTGTGTTTCCGATGCTATTTTAGATAATTGGGAAGAGTAATCTCGTCCAGTAGAGTTTAAGGCTCTTTGTGCATTAGCTAATGCTTCAATCTTTCTTGCCCGTTGAACAATAGTGACCTCGCTTTTATTTAATGCTCTTGCGTATTGTTCTTCGGCTCTTGCTGCTTCTTGATTAGCCTTATTTGCTCTTGCGCTATTTTTCTTTTCTTCGGCTTTCGCAGCTTTATCTAATGCTATTGCAACCTTTTGAGCAGCTTTACCAAGTTCATCTTCCGCCTTCGCTTGTTTTTGCAGTAAGGATTGACCACTTCTATATAAAGCATTCAATCTTTCTAATTCTTCACGTTTTCTTTGTTCAGGCAAAGATTTTGAGTCGGATTCTAAACTTTTTAGTTTAGCTAAATTGTCAGCTACCTTCTTTTGCTCTAACTGGTAATTTACAATCGCTTGTTGTTTTTGTTGATATAATGCTATTGTTTGTTTGATTGATTCAGCTTCGGCTAGATTTGAAGCGTAATTAGACTGATCTTCTTTTGATAATACACCACCCTTACCACTTTGTATTTGAGATAAAGTATTTTCATATTCTTTGATTGAGCGATTTATTGCATCTAACCGCTGTTGTTGTATCTTTAAGTTCTCATTAATACCTTGCCATGCCAAAACAGAATTATTGGCAGACGATGATTGAGAAGATATATATTTTAATTGATTCAGCTTATTCGCAACTTCGGCTATTCCAGCAGCAGCCTTTTCCGAATCACTCGTGTATTTTTTTAACCCTGACCCTAAATCTAATTTACCTATATTTTTTAATGCATCAAGCCGTTTTATCAATGGGTCAACAGATAAAGCCATGCTCGAAAATGCTTGATTGAACCTGTTTGCTGTTTTTTCGCTACTTTCAGCTATAGCATTTATTTTAGTATCTGCTAATTCTAGTTTCTTTAATACCTCATCAGGTATTGTTAATACATATCCTGTTGCTCCCATTGTTATTATTTATTTTTGATTAAAAATTGGTATGCCAAAATCATTTTTAAATAAGTCGTCGGTTGAATTTATTTTTGGTGCTTTGTCTTTTTTAGCTTGTTCTTCTGACAAATATTCAATATGAGTTGTATCGTATTGTGCTAGCAATATTTGAGGAACTGTCATGTGCCACATGTATTGTTCCATAGTCACAGATGGATAAGCTTTTATAAAATCAAACATTTCCCCGTAGCTTGTTCTTGCGATGACTGTTTTCGTTCTTCCATCTTCGTCTTTCTTTCCAGTGTCATTTGGCGGAACGTCTGTGTCAATTCTGTAATCGCAAAAAAAAAC